TCAAAGTTTCCACCTGGTTTGAAACTCATAAATTCCTTTAATAATGCAGGAGATTTTATTGTTTGTAAAATTGTTAATTGAGATCCTTCAGATTGATTTTCAACTCTCTCCTGAAGCCATTGAACAGCTAACTCAAGTCCCCATGATACAACTTCTGCTGTTGCATTTGTTCCCAAGGATTTATTGCCAACTCCCCTGGATTTCTGCATATCTTTCTGTAATAATATTTCAGGAGTTTCCATTAGTAAATACAATGATGCCCTATTCATCATATGAGCATAGAACCCTTTTTTATTATTTTCATAATTACATCTTGCATTGTAATATAACATGGCTAATCTACATTGTTCATAAAATTCAGAAGCTAATTCTGTTCTACCAGTATATTCAAATACAATCTCTTTAGTTAATCTATTTCCTATAAAGAAAGATTGTAATGATCTTTGTATATCTGAATTATCATCATCATCAATGGGGTCAAATCCAGCTAAATAAATTCCACTTGGAACAGTTCCATCATCAGCCCTTGCTGGCATACTGAATATCTCTGGACATCCATTTAAATCCAAACCTTCTTCTTTTTTAGATATTAATGGGAACTCTCTTATTGGTTTTCTTACATGAGTATTTCTAAAATCAACCTTACCATTGTCTTCCCTGACATAAAATTCAACTTTATAACTTTGATCAAGCATCTTTTTATTACCCATTATTCTTGCATAATGATGCTTTATCTGGCTAACTGGAAATATATTAGATTCAGCATTAACAAACATCTCAGATGGAACTAATGGATAATTCATTTTCTCTATCTCATAAGATCTTTTTGATGGCGATTTTGCAGCTTTTAATCTACGTTTTTCAAAAAAAGCATATGCTTCTTTAATTTTTGTATTACCATTTTCATCTTTAAATCTTCTTGCCATATATGGAGCTGGAATAAACCATCCTATTTTATCTTTATGCTCTGGTTCCCATATATTGTCAAAAGTTAACATATCAAATCCTTCTGGATTATTAAATATTATCTCAGCCTCACGTATTTTCTCAACTGAACCAGCAGTTCCAATGTATAATGAAGATCCAAATTTTATTCCACTATCATTTTGTGCAGCAACGTTTCCACCATGAATACTTATTAAGTTTGGCGTTAATCCCTGTTCTTCAACTATAATAGTTCCAGGTCTTCCACCGGCAGCGGCTTCTGGATTTTCAGATGTAAATACTCTATGTTTAATTATAGCTCCAGTGCCAACATCCTTCATCTCTCCACCAATCTTCTTCTTGTATTTATGCTCATAATCTTTATTTGCACCAATACTTCCAGTCATTGTTTTATAGAATGGACATGGTATTTCATTTTTAGTACCTTTATTGTATTTACCAGGTAAATTTTCCATAATAAATACAACCTTTTTTAATAAATCTCTTGATTTATCAGACATACCAGAACCAACTACAACTTCTGCTACTGGTAAATCGCCTTTATTTTTCTCATAATCTCTCTGTCCATCAAATAGTATTTCAGGCACAACTACTTCACCAGCAGTTAAATACGATTTACCACCATCCCTTGTACCTAACAAATCTAAGTTTTCAGGTATGTTTCCATAAATTGGTCTTCCTAATGGTTTATCAAATAATTGTCTTATATATTGTCTTACTGTAACATATGTTTTACGCTGACCTTTTTTGTTAAAATAATTATAATATAATAAATCTACTCTATTTCCATCTTTGTCTATACAAGTTTGTTCTAATTCTAAGTCTGTATAATCTTTTATTAACCTTATATTGCATGAATATTCTTCATCAAATTCAAAACCACTGAATCCCCTTGCTTCTGTCCAATTATATCCAAATTCCCATTCTACATCATCTAAAGATGGTCTTGATGGTACTTTAGCAGAAGATGATGCTCCACCTTTATTAACTAATATAGTTCCAAAATTGACATAAAAATAACATCCTGGAGGCATATATCTCCAGGAGTTGCTTTGTGGAAAATCTGGTTGTTCTGGTAAAATATCTACATCAACTCCAGCTTCATCAATTGACCAAAAACCATTTATTGATCGCTTCTTCTGTTCGCCCCACCATTTTATATATTTCTTAGAAGCTGGATTAATTGTAGGTATTTCTCTAAGTAGAAAGTTTTTTCTGTTGTTTATTCGTATAAATTCCATATTTTTAAATTAACCCTTGTTCTCCAGCACTTTCAATTTTTCCACCTTTTGTGAGTCCTTGATCTTCTGTAAGCAATACTGCTGCTCTTAATCTATCAAGTTCTTTAGCTATATCAGCATTACGTTTAATAGATTCGTCAAGAGCTTTCATTGTTTCAAAACTTAATTCTTCCTGTTGTTCTTCAAGAAATCTACGTCTTTTTTCTATATATTGTTCAAGTATAAACAAATTCCTCTCATCTTCAGTCATTAATATCTTCTGAGCATAATCAATTACTGGCTTATATTTTGACCAATCAAAGTCAAAATCATCCATTATATCTTCATTAATTAATTCTACTCTTTCATTAGAATCCATATTTCTCCAAGGATTTTCTGGAGATTTCTCAAACATATGAACTATTCCCCACATTATAAGACTTGATTTTGATTTATCTTTAGATTTATCAGAATCATATAAGTCTTTAAATATTTTAGGAGTTTTCCATGTTGGATATATTTTCCAGAAGTTCTTTGGATTATCTATATCAAAATTAGCTAGTAGGCTTTCCATTATTTAATGAACTTTAAATTTGGTTCTGGAAATTTATATCTAATAATCTTAGTTGATAACATTGGTATATCAAATTCTTCATCTTCTACTATTGTAATCATAAGCCCACTAATAAATACATCTTTACTATAATCTGAATTTATCCATTCCAATTTTGGTTCTGCAACTACTTTATCAAATGTATCTTTAAATTCCTTATTACAATATAATGTAAATTCCCTCTCATCAGATTTAATAGTTCCAACTGATGAATTGCACATTAATTTTGTTATTTTATCTATAATATTCATATTACTATTAATCCTTACTACTATTTTTAAATATATCCATATATACCAATGGTAAATCATTCATCTTAGATATCACATATCCACCAACTATATTAGTATGGCAATATACATTTAGTTCAAATCCTTTAAACTTAACAGTACCTTCTCTATAAGGAGTTTTACCATCTTCATCAGCATGTCTCCATAATGATGCTGGAACCTGTTTTTCTTTAATACTATATTCTTCACTAAGTAATTTCTGTAAGTTTTTAAATTCTCTTAAAGACAATACCATAATGTACTTCTTAATTCCTTTATTATCTTTATGTAGTTCTATTAAATTATCAATATCTTCTTTCATCTGTTATAGTGTTTATTATTAATTTTCAATTATAAATTCTACTGCATTTTCCACTTTACCAAATATTGGAAAATTTGAAGCAAATAATATACTGTTCATATTACAAGTTCTACCTACTCCAATAAATCCCTGATTTACCCAATAAAATAAATCACCTTCCTTAAGTTCAACTTCATCACTTGTTGTATATAAAATAGGTAGGTCTGCAAAATCTCCTTGAGATAAAATAAATCCATTTGTTCCTTTAATTAAGTCTAAAGCTTCTTCTTTAGTTAATCTAATTTGAGATGATACTTCAAAATCACAAAATTCTTCTAACAATATCTTTTTTCCTCTAACAAATACTACAACTTTATCGTTTTCTTTATTGATAGCATATTGTCTAGCTCCATCAATTATTCCAAAAAGGAATGGAGTAAATCTATAATTATAACTTTTATATTCTTTATTCTTCTTTTCCATAATTCTTCTTTAATTTATGTATTAAATTTTCCAATTGTAAATTATTTTCAATACTACATTTAAATTCTGGAGTATCACTCCATATATTTGGGCCTTTAGTAAAAGATGTAAATACTGTTAAATTATTTTTACGTTTATGTTTACTAAACATTAACATAACTTCACCAAATTCATCATTGCCTCTTTCTAATGTTATTCCAGTATAAAACCATGTTGAATCTTCATTATTATATTTATATTTTATTTTAAGCAATTCAGCATCATCTTTTGTTGGTATATATTTATTCTTTATTTCCATAATTAACTTTCTTACCTGGTTTTACAAAAAATAATCCAAAGTTCATTAATCTTATTGTTGGATAATTCTCATCTGACAGACTATATTCAGCCATTTTTTTAAGCAATACTCTAAACTGACTCTTAACTATTTCTAATGCTTGATCGTTTGTTATGTTATATCTACGATATAAATCTCCAAGTATAGCTTTACTCGTCTGGCTGTTCATCTAATATATCATCTAAATGTTCACTTCTTAATACTTTCTTGTGCATTCTACAAACTGGAATTAAATCACCATTAAACTTCTCAAAATATTCTGCTTTATTTGGTTTACTTCTACTTCCAATTTCTACTTCAGTTTCACATACAATACAGTATTTAGGTTCATTCGTCTTCATAGTTTACAATATTTGTAAGTCCACCATCTATCTTTGAAATCTGAGGAGATCCATCTTCTTTAAATAGTATTTTATAAATTCCTTCAATTAAACTTCTTTCAGTGCCATTAAATACTTTCTTAAATCCAGACTTCTTTGATTCAGTATTACATTTTTTAATTACTTCTGCAAAAGTCTCAAGTTCATTAACTCCAGTTTCATGATCATTCTCAAGACTAATATTAAACATTTCTACATTTATTCTCTCCTTAGATAGTTGCATATATTAAAAGTTTTCAATCCTTTCAACTAAAATAGTAAAATAATACTTCATTGCTATTAATTGTTGTTTAAGTCTAATTTGCTCGTCAATAGCAACTGTTTTAAAAATAGGACTTTCTTCAATCAATTTTACTCCTATATATTTTTCCATTCTTTTATCTATTAATTAACTATTTTGTTTTTATCAAAATATAGTTTTTTTCTAGTTCATTTATTATTTCAAAATCTTCCACGTCTATATATTTAAACTATAATTAGCAATTTGTCCTCTATTTTTATCAAATACAGTAGCTTCCATTGTTCTCGGAATTCCAACAAACATATTGTCATCATGCCATTGATCTGTAACGCTTATACTTCTTAAAAACTGAACTGTACATCCAGGATTATCTTTTGTTCTAAAAAATTTAAACTCTTGTTTATGGTGTATATCTCCAAGATAAAATATTCTATATTTAGTATCAGCCCACAACTTTGGTTCTGTAGTTGCCATTATTAATGGAAGTTTATCAATATTTCTCTTTTCTAAATCACCGTGACCAAATCCAAATAAATTATCTCCAAACTTATGATATTTTCTTGATAATTTATCATTGTTTATAATTACATGATCATTATTTTCATATAATACTTCAAGTGCAACACCTAAATACCACACTGCATCTGCATCATGATTTCCGTATATAATTGGTATATAAACATCTCCATACTTAGATAATTCATCAATCATTGCTCTAATTAACGATAAACCTTCTCTAAATACAATTTCATGTGGTACTATTGGGTCTTGTGGAGTTCCTTTTTTAGTTGACTTATCAAAACCATTTGTACAAAAAATATCATTCCCAACTGGCATTATATATGTGCTTGGGTTATTTGTATTTATTGAAGACAATAAATCAGAAAATCCATTTATTATTTCTTCAGATATTTTTTCAAGTTGATTTTTATTGTCTGACCTAATATCTCTCTTGTCTAAGTGTATGTCATAAATGTTTATGACTGCGCATGTTTGGTCTAATTTTTTAACTTTAATAAAATTATTATATTTTGGTGCAATTAATTTACATTCATCCAATAATGTCTTAAATTGTATTTCTGGAGACAATTGTTGATTATCAACATGTAAACTATAGTGAGTCCCCTTATGCCAATAGTGATTTACGTTATTTGGATCAACTCCATTTATTTCACAATATTCATTAAATTGATTTTTTCCACTTCTTATTATTTTTTTAACTGTTTTAATATCATCTTCACTACACTTAAATATTTTACTTAAACTACCTTTTCCCATTGACATAAGATAAGGTTTACTTTTAAACTTTTCTACTATTTGTTGTATATCCATTATTTAATATTTAGCATTTTTAGTAACATTTTTAATTCTGATTTATTCTTTACGCGTCCTCTAAATAACATATCTTCAAATCCAATTCCACAATTAACTATTCTCTCTATAATTAGAAAGTTGTCTGGGAAGTGATATATTGTCCAAGCTGTATTTATTGGTTCTAATTGTTTATCTAATACATATACTAATGAATATCCATGTTCATCAAATAATGATGGTGATTCTTCTCCACTTTCATTGCCATCCTGAACAAACCCACATTCTTCTATATCAGATTTATCAAGGTATTTAGTTCTATATGTTTTATCAAAATCGTTAGTTTCAAAACAAATATCTATAGCAACTTGAACATCTCTAGCGTCTAATTCTCTTGTGTACCAATCGTTTCTTAATGAAAACATTTCACATTCAAATCCAACATGAAATTCTGATAATTCTGGTACATAATATTTACTTTCTTCCATATTAATCTTTAATTTCAAGTACAAATGTAATATTATTATCTAAATTATCAAATAGTGTTAAGAATTTATCAACTATTTTTCTATTCTTAAGTAATCCTTTTTTTCTAAGTTTGGTAGTATAATTCCTAACATTATTCATAGTAACTTGAGTATCAGTCTTTTTACTTAATACATCAGATATTCTTTTAGTAAAATCATATTCAAATAATAGTTCAAATATTTTCTCTCTATCATATTTATGTCTCAATGCAAGATATCCTTCTGCATATATAGCAAATATCTCCTTCTCTCTAATAGATAAATTAGAGAATGGTGGCATACATGAGAATATATCTATTATCTTATACACAAAATCTTTCTTCTTAATCGGCATCAGATACTCCATATCCTCCTATTGATTTAGTTGTCCATGCCCAGAATCCTTTTAAGAATATCTCATTATGAATATTGAAAGACTCTGGATTATAATCATCTACTCTTGTATCATCATTTAATACTGTTTTATGAATAATAATTGGTTCATTGAACATATCTATCTTAATCATATTTCCATATTGATCAAATGATGTTTCTCCAATCCCAGGAAATTCTTCTTCTAATGGTATTGAGTTATATTTATAGTATTTCATATTTTCTTATTTTTATTCTTTGATTCATTATGAATCTCTTGTAGATGTTGTAAATACATAAATACACTTTCAATAGTTTCTCCTGCTAAATCCTTTTTATATGGTCCTGTTTTAATGATGATTGGTTGTCCATTAGCATGTTTATCTACCTCAAGAAAATTAGGATAAAAAAACTTAGCTGTTGATCTTGGTTTTTGTACTGCTTTATAGCTCATAATTATCTGTATTAATTGCGAATTCGATGTTATTCATGTGAATAGTAGCTATTCTTTTTTCTAAACTTTCAATACCAGCAGCAACCGAATCAAGAACTTCATAGTTAAATCTAACTCCTTGTTTTAATACTACATGTTGTCCTACATTGAATACAACGTTTTCTCCTTTAGCTAGAATAGTCATATCTAATACTTCCTGAGTTTTTTCAGTATATTCTTTCTTAGATTTATCATCCATAGCACTTAGGTCAAGTCCAGATGATTTCTTAACCTTAACCATTGCTTCAATGAGAACATCTTCTTTGTTTAATGTTACTTTACTTAAATCTTTAACTTTTTTAATCATTTTCTACTGTTTTAAATTATGTTTTTTATTGTATTTATTTCCTAAAAATTCTTCTAAATCTTCATATTTAAATGTTAATAATTCTCCAGCATATGAAATATTACCAATGTATAAATGAGATTTTGGTACATCTATTGATAGATTATTTGATTCAACGTTTTTAATAAATTTATTTATTTCATTACATAATACTAAATCTTCACTATTTTCACCAAGTAATTGGTACATCTTTGTTTTGAACTTATTTAATAGTTCTTTTGATAATTCAATATTCATACTTGTTATTTTAAATATTTGCTTTATTGATTAAATTTTTAACAATTGATACTATTTGCTTATCTTTTAATAAAAATTCTAAATGTGATTGAGTTATCATACTACTCCATCTTTTTCTATCATAAATCTCTTTCAACATAACATCTAATTCTTTTTTATATATTGAATCTTCTGAAATATACTTTACTATAGTTTTAAGTGCTTTGTTTTCTTCTTCCAATGAAGCAATCTGTTGTTTTAGTTTTTTATTCCCAATCATGCTTTTATTGTTTTAAATATTTATTCAACAAAGATATGGTATTATTGTTATACAATCCAAATTAATCTTAACATTTATTTATATGTTGTAAAACATTTTGTAAATTAGAATCTATTAACTATATTTGCATTGTCATACTTTCATTTTTAATTGTTAATAAAAAAGCCCCAATGATTAAGTTCAAAGGGGCTTTAGTAATTTAACTTATTTAGTTAATTATTCTTCTAGTTGTTTTAGTTCCTGTTTTTTATCATCTAGTTTTTTTAACTGTTCCGCTAATGCTTTGTTATAATACTTAATCTTATCTTCATATTCAATATTTACTAATCTCAATACTTCAATCTCACTCTTTAATCTATTAATCTTAGCATCTTTTTTCTCAACTAAATCATGAGTTTCTGGATTGTAGGTTGGTAGAAAGTTTGTTGAGAAACTAACAACCCTAGTATGTCCATCCCAAATATAACCATTTCCTACTATATTGTCATAATACCTAAGCCCACCAAACAATGTGTAAATACTTTTATTTTCCATATTTCTAATTTTTAAAGTTTAACAATATTATTTCTATTCAAATTAAGTACCAAGTTGTTTATCTGTTATTTTGGCAGTATAAGTCTCTCTCAATTTATTAATTTTGTCATTCATCTCATTTTGTAATTGTGGAAAGTACTTATTTTTAAAGTAAGCAATGTCTTCTTCATCTAAATCTATTAGTTTAGTAAGTCCATCTCCACTATAATTTGCTATTCTAATATGCATACTGTCAGTACTATAGTACTCTCCACATTCAGTACATAATTTAAATACATTGTTTGAGTATTTTTTAGCATATTCTGTAAATGTATCATCATCAGTATTCTTTGTGCAACTCTTACACATAACAATCCCAGCTAAATTAGGTGTATTAACATCTACAGCTTCTTTTATTGGATATTCTTTAGAACATCCATCGCATATGAATTTATTCATCACTTCTAATTTTATTAATTACTTCCTGTGGCATTAGTCTAATGCATGTTTCAACAACTTCTTTAAAATACTTTGGATTAAAAATAAATAATTCTTTTCTAAATCTAAAATAATCACCATCATTTTCTTTAATTGGTTTATCTGCTTGTTTATTAAATTCCTTTAATAATCCAGCATTAATTTCTTTATTCATTAACTCATCAAAATAATCTTCTTGTAAAACTGGATTATCCTTTTGAATACAATATTCAGAAGTGATTTTAGATCTGGATATTAATAACTCCCCAAAGAAATTTCTTAATCTTTTATCTTCTATCATAACTCATCAATTTTCTATTAAATTAGGAATTCTATATCCAGTCATTGAATCAATTTGAACTGACTCTATTTCAAAAAATTTATCTCTTCTGGAATCCCAAATGATATTATTTTTCCTATATTTTTGACCTGGAAACATTATTAATAATTTGTCACCATATTTTTCTTCATAATCTATCAACTTTATAAATCCTTCTGGTATATCCATAACTCATTATTTTTCAGCAAAATTATAACTTTGTTTTCTTTATTATGTTTTGATAATTCTCAAACATTCTTTCTTTAGTTACACACATAGCTAAGAACTTTCTTCTGCTCATACCTTTTAGAGCAGCTTGTTTTTTAGCCCACTCTAGATCTACTACATCAAACTCTATATCTACTCTTTGTTTATTCATTTTTATACTATAAGCTAATTAATGAAGATGCAGTTGTATAAGTAATAATAGGAGCTTCTACTGGATAATATGGATAATAATACCATTCTACATTATTTGTAATACTCCATTCTTTTAACTTATAATTATGATCATTCAAATAATCATACAGTTCTTTAAGATTAGTTAATTCTTTAACTTTAATTGTTTTGTTTGTTTCGTCAATTTCTAGTTTCATAATTGTTGTTTTAAAATTTCATTAAATAAGTCTATATTCTTTTTTTTAATACAATACTGTTCAATAGTTAAGTTATTTAAGTAATTTAAATATTTTTTAATTTCATTTTCATAAAATAATTTTTGTTTTTTTAATGTACTTTCTTCTTGAAGTGGATATTTTTTCTTCATAATTTAAATTTCTAATATTTTAGCATTCTCACTATATTGTTTTCTATACGAATCATTAAATATAATTTTATCTTCATTACTTATTTTTCTTGCAAAACCAAATGTCCATGCCATACATTCTTTATAATGTTTAAATGCCATCAGAAAATTCCATTCTTTAAAATCAATCCAGGTATTAGTTGTTTCCTTATTAAAGTTAAGTTTTACTTCATCCATAATTCAATTGTATTATATTCGATGCAAATATAGGTATTTTTCATATATTATAATACAAAATAACAAATTATTTTATATGTTATACAAAATAAAAAAACCATCTACTCAATTAAGAATAGATGGTAAAATTTTAAATGAAACAATTAAACATAGTTAGCAAAAATTGCTAGTTTATTTTGAGCTTCTACAAAGAATCGAACTCTGTTCTCTGGAGTACAAATCCAGTGCATCACCATTTATGCTTTAGAAGCAAGTAACTTATTTATTTAATAAGGTTTTTGTTATATTTAAACAATTATTTTTTATTGTAATAGATTAAACATTTTGATCCCTTTATATAAGATTCAGTAAATCCTAAATCTTTCAGTCCCCATTGATATGCTTTTAATCTTTTATTATTATCTGCATAAATAATAATTTTATCTTTACCTTTAAGTTTATTATTGATAAAATATTTAATACATTCTTTTGCCCACAGTAAAGACTTTAATCCATCCTTACCAGTTTGTTTTAAATATTGATAACCCTGTTTTCTTTTTGTTGTTATATAAAACTGGACTGAGTAAGTTGCATCTATATTAAATTCAGACCAATCTACATTATATATAAAAAAGTGTAAGAATTGATTAAACTCATTTTTTACTTTAAAATAATATGAATCTACATATCTATTATCTTTGTTAATTTCTAGTTTATACATAATAATTAATTGGAATGCACATAGCTTCCGTGATATTTAAGTAAATTACTGCTTTAATGCTTTTTTAGTATCCTGTTCAGTTGTTAATTAACTTATTAATTAAACAGATCATGAAAGACTATCTCCTTCCAGTCTTGTTTGTCAGCCCAAACAAAAAATGGTTTTCACCACCAAAAACAAATGTCACCTCCGTTTTAGCATTTGATTTTTGAGTGTGCGTAAGAAATATCTTAGACACACTTAAAGTACCTGATCCAACAATCTTCCATTATTTATAGGGGATTGAAGTTTGTACTAAGACGATGCAAATATAAATCATAGTTTTTAATTTTCCAAATTTTTTTTATATATTTTTTAGAGTGTTGCAATTGTTACACTTTATTATTGTTAAGTGTGTTTAAATATTTTTTATAAAAATATTTTTTTCATCTATAACTATGTGTTTATTAGGTTACTACCAATAACCCTCCCCACCCCTCAGAAATTTGGGCAGATACCGGGTTGGTATTTGTAAACTAGTAACTAACTTTTAAACTTTCTACATATGAAATTCGGAAAATCACTTTCAGTTAATGCTTTTAAACAAGAGCATAACGCAGATTCACTGCTAATTGTTAAAAACCCCAAGAATGATAAATTGTTTGTCACTGCTAATGGGACAACAGTTGCAGCAGTAAGTAAGAATTATGATTCATCAAAGCCTGCTGAATTCGTCCAATTAATATTGGAAGATACAGGAGAAATCCTTTGGTGTCTTCATAATCCATCTGAAGAAAACGTAGTAGGGACTTTATAGTCTCTACTATTTGCATACAATAATCCAAGCAAGACTACATGTTAGTGAATGATACTTGGATTAGTTTTAAGACTTAACAGGCTCTTATCTCCCCGGTGATAATAACCAAGCTAGTTAAACTATGGCAGGAATAATTAGCTCTTGAGAGGAGTCTGTTTTTTACACTTAATAAACTCTCATCCAATTACAGGACAGTAGAAATAACCCTATATCAAGTGAGCCAATCTAACCTTATTTATAAAGGAGACAAAGATGAGAATATAAAAATACTGTTAGCTATTTATTTTTAATTAAAACCAACTAAAACTATATATTATGAAAGTAGAAAAATTTAGATATAACGGTTTTGTTGTAAGTCCCCCAAAAGGAGGATGGAATCAATTTGAATCTTATACAGCAACATTTAAAGAATGGACAAATGATCCAGGTATAGTAATATGTACTTGTTCAGACAATGTTGAAAGAATGATACCAACATGTTGCTTACATGATGTAACTGAACCTTTACCAATACAAGATCTGACAAATAAAATATTATTTGGTACTCCTTGTAAATCTTAATTAATTAACCTAAAACTCTCATCCAATTGCAGGTATCATAACTTGGTATTACAATCGTGTAAGTAATTAAGTTGAAAGCATCTGATGAAGTAATATATAATAAGGCGCAACCTTGTGAGAGTTTATTTTTACACCTATATATAATAGGTATCATTTTATGTTATATCTTCTACAAGATGGTTCACTTGGCTCTATTGAAGACAGGGTGAATTATGATGCTAACTAGGTTAGTAATTATATATAGGTTAATGTTTATCCTATGCATCTAAGCAAAACCATTCAACAAGACATTTAAGATATAAACTCTCATCCAATTGCAGGTAACTATAAAAAATGCTAATGATTGGGCACTAAAGCTAATAGCAGGCAAATGGTGTTCCTGTTGTCAAGGCGCAACCTTGTGAGAAGTTTATTTATTTGTAATTATAGTGTAATAAAGCCATATCATATCCTATGCAGTGTAAGGAGAAATCCCCATTCTGTTGGTTGAGGTTAATAAAGCACTATAATTACTTTTATTAATTACACCTATTATTATATATGTATGAAAAAACATTTACCTTTTATTCTTGCAAGTATAGTATTTGTAGGGGCTTTTATTGTGTCATTTTTAATTAGTTGATTATGATTACTATTACTAAATATAAAGAGCAACGTAGCTCTACAATTGGTGCTTATTTATATTGGCACTTAATTCAATACTCTGAAGATGGTTATAAATATGACTGTACTATGAGTGATGAGGGTATGGGTAATTTAATTTCAGCTCTTAAGAAAGCTGGTAATGAGGTTAAATTTATAAGTAATTAACCATTTAGTTTAACCATTTGGTTAATGCTGAAGTGTTGATATTAGTGGGTTAGGGGAGTTGATTGATTGATGGAGTTAGTCTATCCCACTCCCTAACTAATCATCAATATTCTTCAATCTTATATATACAACTATTATTAATATATAACTTAAACATACAATTATGAAACCAGGCAATGTCATTTATTATAATCCTAATCATCCATCATTTAATTGGGATAAGGGATTATTTGTAATATTAGAAATAAAAGGAACTACATTATATATGTGTAAAATATCAAATAATAAAGAAGCATTAGAGCTATTTAATAATGGAAGATGTATAACAACATGCATTGAAATTAGTGGACCAATTGAATTAACAAAATTAGTTGTAGATATAACTAATTTAACATGGTAATTAACTGATTATCAACGTTTTATCATCATTCCCTACTTATCCCCATTATTTCAACCATTTAAATTACAACCTTATTGAATAATCATAACTAAATCATTAGTCGACTAACTAAGAGTTTTGGGATTTATTTAAAATAAAAATCAACTGTATTCCTGTATTTTGAGTAAATCAGATTGTGCTTTCATAAGTGAATATATCAACAGTATTTATAAATAGGAACTTGATTTTTAACTCTATCAATATAAGGAGAACTTTTATACAATAGATTAAGATAAGGGTTAATCTCTATTGTGAAGTAACCTTGAAAAACACACTAAATATTGATATGACACTCAGAGTTTATTTGGTTATGCATGAGGTACCATATCTGCCCCTGATAGTTTAAATCAATGGTAACGGATAGCAGACACCAATAGAGCCACACAATCAAATTTTAGGAAAGTGTCTTTACGGGGATATTTGCTTAATTGGAAAAGTATAGTTTAACCTAAACTAGTGGACTTAGATAGGTTGGTATTGTTTGAAGTCTTGCAGGTTCGAGTCCTGTTATCCCCACTAATTAATAATCAAATATTAAAACAATTAAATATAGTATAAACTAAAATTTAAAATTATGAAAACAGCTTTAATCATTAGTTTAATTGTAATATATCTATTAATAGCCTTTATTTCAGTTAGACCATTTAGAATATTAAACAACCAAGGGCATTTAGATCACCCAAATTTTGCAGCTATACTTTGGCCTATAATGTGGGCAATACTTACAATAGCTATAATTATTGCGGAGTATATTGAATTGTTTAAAGAACCTAATAAATAAAAACATGTATCTATGACAACATTATTAATTGTACTGGGGATATTGGTTTATCATTTAATTCATTAATCCAAAACTTATTTGAGTAAGTTTCCAAACCTGAGATAATATCAACGGGGAGGAAACTATTTTCTTAGCTAAACATTTAAACAAACGATAAAATACTATGGAAACAACAAATCAAATTAAAGGATTCCCTCAAGAAATTATTGATAAAATGATTGAGAGACAAGTTGAACAGGGAAATAAACGAAGTGTTTCTGTTTTTAAAAGAAACAAACGTGCAGGAGAAGCAGAAAAGACTACATCTACTCTAAGTTGGCAATATGCCAAAGATATTGATACTAAGAAAGAATCAATTCCTGAATATACAATGGATCAATTATTCGAAAAACTTGGAGAGAAATTTATAATTAAAAATAGATCTCTCTTAAAACACAACAGACTCTCACCACCGTGTTAATAACAGCAAGCTAGTCAAACTATGGCAGGAATAATTAGCTATTGATGGGAGTCTGTTTCTTGATTTATTAACTTAAAATTTGTTATTATGATAAACATTCTATTTGGACTTAGTCTTGTACTTATTGCTATAAGTATAGATATGTATTTTAATAAAGTCATGAAAACCATTGTTAATCAAAAGATTGAATCTACATTGGTACCATATAATTTACTTTTCTTAGGAATTCTTGGAGTAATTGCGTATCTTATAGATAAAATAGGTACATTAATCCATTAATATACTGTTTAGTTTAATTAAAAAACTTAATAACTTTTCAAGCCATTGAGAACACCAGTTTCTTTAATATTTGTTCAATGGAGAACTAAGTATCCTTGTATGTTTCGCCTAATGGGCGTGGAAAACATTCATATTAAAGTTTTAGGTGTAAAATGCAAATAAATTGCTAAACTTAATCATATTTGTTATGAAAAATAAATTTAAGAATAAATATTATTTTGCTCATTCTATGCAAATATATAATACTAAATTAGAAAAAGAATTAACTGAAACAATTAAATCATTTAATTTTCCAATGATATGCCCAAATAAAGATATTGGTGAATTAGGTTCATTGAATCCTTATTTACAAATTGTAAAAAAATGTAAGGGTGTTATTACTCATGAATTCAAAGGATATGTTGGCAAAGGAGCATTTGAAGAAACAAAACTTTCTTTACAATTAGATAAACCAACTTTTGTAATAAGAGATGGAAAAATAATTCCAGTTAAAACCATAAAAATAAATAATAGTAAAGACTGGAAGATTACCTATGGTGTAATATTGACATAACTAAAACTACAACAACTATGGAAAAACTAAAAATTATGGAAACAATAATTATAGCAATAATATGCACTGTTATAATAATGATAATAGTAGTAAAAATAGAAGAAGAAGAAGAAGAAGAAGAGGAAGAAAAAGAAATTTTTGAAATTAAAAATATGCTTGATAAAACTTAGGTAGGAAGTGCTGAGAAAAAATTTGATTTAACAAATGGAACATTATTCAAACACGCACATAAAATATCAATAATAAAAATAGAAAAAATTAAATTTGGTAAAATAATTAATGAAAAATATGAAGTAAATGCAGAATATTATTATGGCGATGATTTTGAATAACATATAAATATAAAGAAAACGCTAAACAATATTAAAACTAACTTATGGAACCAACAGTAGAAATAATAGCAAATGATCACGTAATTGTTACGGTCTATAAAAAAGTTTGGTGGAGTAAAAAACTCAAATCCAAGAAATACATTTGGAGGGGATTAATCAACAAAAGAACTGGACAAATGTTGTTTAATGGAAGCTCATGTGATGAAAATGCAGAAGCTGAAGTGACAATAAGAAGATTGGCAATGAAAACTTGACAACAAAAACTTGACAACAAAAACTATGACATTATTAATCACTTTATTATCCATTATTGGATATTGCTTTATAACAACTATATTGTTATATTTGATAGATAAATTTATAGACTATGAAGATTTCGCATTATTTGCAGCATTGTCAATAATGTGGCCAGTTGGAATACCAATTATGATTTTAATACTAATAGTTCGTTTATTCATTAAACTATTTGAGAAACTCTTTGATTAAACTTTTATCCAATTGCAGGAACATTACTACTATTAAACTGTTAAAGCAGGAGTAGTAAATACAATAAGTTTAAGGCGCAACCTTATAAAAGTTTAATCTATTAATTAATACGAGTGAACACTTGAAATAGTGTTTTGAAACTTTGAACACATTAGATTAGTAAATCTTGTATTAATTAATTTATTCTAATTAACACTTAATTCTACAACTATGAAAAAGTATCTACCTAGTATAATGGCTACAATGTTATTTATAGCATTAGCTGTTATTTCAATATTAATTCAATAAGATGAACATGCTTTACAATATAGGTTTATGGTTATCCTATTTCAAAACCATTCAAGGCCAAAACGGTTAACTCTGAAATAATAGGAGTGAGGGTTCGATTCCACATTGGCCACTATTAATAACTAAAATTAATTAATATGAACAAATTTGACCTAAAACATATAACTCTTTATGCTAAAAATTGGTATAAAAGAAGTGATAATATAATTGAAGACTTATGTAAATGTTTACAAGCAGATGGTTATATTATAAATCATAAATCTGAAGTATTCAGTATGCTATTAAATAGATTAAACTCTATTAATTATTTAACTTCAGATAAAGCTATTCAAGCTATTAATGAATCTTCTCCAGATCAATGCTGGAAATGTGGGTATTACATTAATACAAATACATGGCGAAATAACTATGAAACATACCCAATATATGATTATCAAACTTCTTTTATTTATTGGTGTTTAAGTGAAATTAGCATAATGGATAAAAATCAATGTGAAATTACTATTCCTAATAATAAAGTATTGCCTGTACCAAAAGGTAATATAAATAAAGCAAAAGAATTATTGAACTAAAATAGCAATTCTCTACTGAAAGACAGACAGTAACAAATTCAGGGAAGTATAGTATCAGCACTCACAAAGTAAAATGGACTATAGTTATAATCCTTCGCTAAGGGATGTTGTCTGGGGTAAGGTATAGATAAGAAGGATAATCATGTGGTGAATCCAATTCGTTGGACACGAAGAAACCAGTAATGGTCTTTGCTCAAGGGAGATTGTATTCCTTTAATTTATATACCACTTTAGCATTGTGGTTGGAGAATTGTTTTTAAAAACATTATCAAACCAGTAATTAAAGTTTGTAATAGTAGGGATGGTGGTATCTGTAGATGGGGATGAAATCCATAGAAATATGAGGCTACAGTATTACAAACTATTTGATAATAATAAGTGAATATTGGTAGTGCTAAACCTCATGTCTGATTGGCTTAAATAAAACTGACAGAAAACAGCTACCAATTTCACTTATTTAATATTAACAATTAAAATTATGATGATAATAATAGTAGATAAAGGCATGCCAAAAAACAAAAGTAAAAGAAGAAAATATCTTTTATTAAAATATGGTAGTGGAACTGTCGATAGTGGACATGTATTTTTTACTAAACATAATATTAACAGTTAAAATCAATTATTATGAACCACAATAAAGAAAATATCATACCCGGAGATATTGTCTGGCTTGATAAAGAATTTAGAAATACATCCAAAGTAAGAGTTGTTTCAATGACTCCTAATGGTATGTTTAGTCGGGTTCATCCTGCTGAATTGACTGATCCAACAGATGAAGACTGTTGAGATGTAATGACAAATAGACTAACAAAAAACACCTAGAAATTATGAATAAAGATTTTATTTTTGGTTTAATTACTTTTATTTTTGGACTTTTTATTATTTGGACTGTGGGTTATTTTATTACATTTAATCCCATATGGTTTTATTCGACAATAACTGGTAGAGTCCTAGCTATTATTTTTATTATTATTGATGTTAATGCTGTTGCCAATGATAGTAATTAAAGACCATCTCAATTTCAAAGAAGTAATAACTAACACTAGAGTTTTTATTTAAAAAATTGATATTAACAATTTTTTAAATACCTTTATAACATCTACGGATTATTCATGTATATTTAACAACAAATTTTAACTTAATTAATTTCGCAATTATGACTACTAATTTAAATAATACCGTAATAAAAGTTCTTAATGCCGAACATGGCAAAAAAGTCATTCAATGGTGGAAAGATCAAGGAGTTGATACATTTAATTTTGAAGGAGATTCTATTGATGGTTATTATGGACTGGTAAATAATAAATTTGATTATTATTTTTATTCACCACATGGTTCTAAAGTTATTGAACTTCCCGATATTGTTATTCCTGAAGAAAGAATGTATAGTAGAGGAGAAGTTGAAAATATTATAAAATTAGCTATAAATGAATCTAAAACTTCTTATTTTTATATAGATAAAATGGGATTAAACAAATGGATTGAAAAACATTTATAAATTGATTTAATTTATTATAATTAACAAACAATGATAGATAAAGATTCAAAATTACAAGCTAATTTCAAGGAAATTGGTGAGTACCTCAAGAATAGAGGAAACTATTCTACAGCAGGAATTAAAGTTAAAAATGCATTCAAAGATGATGAAGAATTCGTATTAATTGTTCCATCAAGAATATTTCAAGCTCCTGAATATAAATCAGCAACAAGAAGTGTTCAAATGGATAATTCATTTATTGAGATGGCATTAACCAGGCCAAAGAAACCAAGAAATGGTGCTGCTTACAGTGAGTGGAATATTTATAACAATTGGAAGAAATTATCAGATAATGATAAACTTGAATTCCAATTAAATAAATATGCTCATGATATCAATTGTGAACTTATTGGATTTGAAATCATTTAAACTTTAAAACTATGATATCAGTATTATCTCAAGCTTTTGATGTTGATACATATGATCCAGAAGAAGCTGCAAAATTTAGTGCTTATCTTGATATTCAAGAAGAAGAAGATGAGTTTTTATTACCAATAGAAAAAGATATCGAATATTTTTTACAAAACACTTAATAACATAAGAGCCAGGGTTTCTAATATTTTAACTACATAAATCGGAATAAGTCAAAGAACAATATATCTCACCTGATAAATCCTGGTTCTTTTTTAAATGGATATAGTTATATCAAATACAATTAATTAATTAAACAATTAAACAATTAAAGTTATGTTACAAACAGTTGCATTATGCTCAGTAAGTGAGTTTAGGAAAGCAGGTCATGAAGTTGACAAAAACGGTAATCAAAATGTATTCTTGTCTCCATTAAGTGGAACAATTCCAAACAAATGTATGGTATTAGCAGGCAGCGTAGCCATTAATCACAACATTGAAATTGGAAGTACTTATGTATTCAAGTTCACAGAAATCGAAGAAAGTAAGGAGTATGGTCGTCAATTTAATACTCAAGTAATTGCAAAAGCATCTGTAATGGATATCATGCAAGCATCTAAATCAAATGATGCAAAAGTTCTTAATGTTTCTGGAGCTGTTACTACTGAAACAAGTACAGAAAATGTATTTGCTAATACAGAATCTGAATTTGAAAAATCAGGTAAATAAGAAATTAGTCAATTGACTAATGAGTGAAAAATAAATAAAGTATAAACCAGCACAGTTTACAAGTTTAAATTTCACAATTAAGAGAGATAGTTAGGCTATACTATCTCTCTTTTAAAATATTTTATTATTTTTGCAGAAGAATTAGCTCAGTTGGATAGAGCAACAATTTTCTAAATTGTAGGCCAATGGTTCGAGTCCATTATTCTTTACTAGTAGTAGTTTAAGTTAGTAGTTAGTTTAGTACAATAGGCTGTCAAATAATAAGTCATAAAATTGACAGTCTATTTTTAGTATTAATTTTAAAAACAAAATATGAAAAAAATAATTACATTTTTATTGATCATGTTATCAGTGAAGTTATATGCTCCTGATATCAGTAGTCAATGGAGAATAGTATTTGAAATATCTTCATTAAATATAATATGTCATGCATATACATATAAATATGAAGTATTACAAACAATAATCAAAATAGAGAGTGGTGAAGGAGATTCTAAACTAGTTAATATTAAAGAAGATGCAGTAGGAATATTACAATTGCGTAAAATATATGTAAACGAAGTAAATAGAATCTCCAATAAGAAATTCTCTTATAAAGATAGATTTGATGAAAATAAATCTATTGAGATGTTCTTTATATTAAATGATAGATATAATCCATCATATAATATAGATACAGTGGCACATTGCCATAATGCAGGAGTATATAACATTCATAAAAGATGGAAATATACTAAGACTTATAGAAAAAGAGCTAATCAAATTTATAAAACACTAAAACTATGAATGTAGAAATTAAAACAAAAGATAATCTAATTAGGATATTAGATTGGTTATATGATAATTACGAGACTACAAGTAATGATGGTAGATATAGAGAAAGATTAACTCAATATACATCATTGATGAACAATTGCCCTAGAGATAACAATTTAGGTATATTAGAAGATTTTTCTAATTGTAAAAGTGGTAAATATAAAGAATTAAAAACAATTACAGAAGAAGAATTTATTGCTAAATATATTGATAAACAATTAACTGCTGAGGATTTAGTTGAAGGAGAAGTTTATTATGCAATTGGAGGAGATAAATCAGATAATGATTATGTATTTAAAAATTATAATAAAGGTGGTTATTATGAATATATTTGCATACAAAAAAGAACTTCCTTATATTATAAAGATGATTTAACAAAGTCATTTGACTGGGGAGGATGGAAATTAAGATTAGCAACTCCTGAAGAAAAACATTGGCTTAAAGCTTGTATAAAAGCAAATGAATTCATTGATAAAGAAACAGCATTAAAAGATTTTAATATGAATGATCAAGATAAATATTGGAGAGTAGCTTTAGTAGATGGTTGTCAAGGAATAGATGGTTCTAAAAAAGGAGACATATTTAAGTCTAAAAGCAACGGTCAATGGTCTAAACTTAATAAAAATGATTATCACTATGTATTAAGTGATAACTTACAATCTAAACCATTTACTTCATTAAAAGAAGCTCAAGCATTTTCAGATTCTATGAAAGAGTTTGTATTGCCAGAATATTATAAAATAAGAGTAACTAAAGAAAGTAAAAAAGCTTTAGGTGAATGGAGAACTGGTGGGGAACTTTCAATTAATACAAATGATGGATATTGCTGTAATGGGCCAAATACAACTATTGGATATCATTGTGCCATTGAACAAGATGGTCATAAAAAATATACAGAAATAACATTTAATCAATTTAAGGAATATGTTTTGAAAGAAGAAGTCAAAGATGATTCTAAGTTTAAAGTTGGTAGATGGTATAAAAATATTGGATCAGATAATTCATATATTGTTAGATTTAATGGCATAGATGATACTGGATGTTTTTGTACAAATACAGGATATATTGATAATGGAAAATATAGACTTGATACTTTAGAAGGAAGAATAACAAATCATTTTAGTGAAGCTATAGAATGTTCATTGGAAGAAATTCAACAATATTTACCATTTAGTCATTCTAATAAGATATCAACTAAATCTATTGAAAAATGGAGCGTTGGAAGTTATGTTGTATTTTTAGAAGATAATGTTGGATTTAATAAATACAAAAAAGGCGAATATCAAGAAATATCTGAATTTAAAAAGAATAGATTTGATAATGGAGGAATAAGATATAAAAATGGAACAGAAAATGACATTAAATGGGAAAATATAGGAAAGATTAAATGGTTTGCAACTAAACAAGAAGCTGAAGGATTTGCTACAACTTTAATAAACAAATCTAAGTATGAATATCCTAAATATGTTGAATGTATTAAAGGATATTCAAATCAATTTACTAAAGGTAAAGTTTATAAAGTTAAAAAGTTAGAAGGAAAAGATATTACTTTAGAATTAGATGATGCTGGAAGTCAAAAAAATGGATTTTCTGATTATTTAATTTATTTTAAACCATCAACAAAAGAAGCTTATGATGCTCAACTTGAAGATTTTATTATGCAAACAAGTATTGATGAACAAAATGGAATTTGTAAATTATGCACAGAGAATCATTCTGATGAATTTATTTTTCAACATGGTCATTCTTTGTGTGAAGGCTGTAGATGTGATGAAGCTGAAGAAGAATATTATGAATATAAACAGAAAGAACATTTTAATGAATCTGATTCTGATTTAATAGAGATTAATATATTCAACTTTGTTAATCAAACTCAACCAATAATTAATAAAGAATTAAATGTTCATAAAGTTGTTCCATTTCAAATGATAAACAAAAAATCTGTTAAAAAAACAATTGAATTTGCTAAAATAAATCTAATATAAACAATTAAAATTCAAAAATTATGTCAAAGTATGTAGAATTGGTCGTAAAAAACGCAAAAGAAGAAGGTGATGTTAAAAAACAAGCTGAACAATATGGTGCTATTTTAGCATCTAAAGTTGAAGCTCAAATTAAAGCCCAAGAAGCTCAAATTATTGAAAAAACTATTGAATTAAACCAAGCAGAAGAAGATGTTGTTAAAGCTCAAATTACTTTAACAAAACATGTAGATACTTATTTGGGTGGAGTTAAGAAAGCTTGGGAAGTTAGAGATATTGCAGCAGAAGATTTACAAGTTGCAAATGATAATTTGGATAAATTGAAAGAATTATTTAAGATTTTTTCATAGATTAGTGAGGTTTGGGGTTAGATGATTGGATATAGGGCATTGATTTGCCCTATATTACTATGTTGTAAAACAAATAAAATAAATTATGATTTCAAGAGATGAATCTCAACAAAAGTTTATAGACTTGTGGATTAAGAATAATTATTATGGAACATTAACTGCAATCACCTCATGGGGGAAAACCACGTGTTCTATTAAAGCAGCTATACAATGTAGAGCAGAATCTATTATAGTTATAGTCCCCACAAAAGAGCTTCAAAAGCAATGGCAGCTATCTCTTAAATCATGGAAAGTTAAGAATTATATAGTTTATGTAGTTAATACTGCTGTAAATAAAGAGATAAATTGTGATTTATTAATTATAGATGAAGCTCATTCAACAGCTTCAGCAGATTGGTTTAGTCTATCTTGGAAGAATGCTAAATTTAATAAGATTATAGCATTATCAGCAACTATGATTAGGAATGATAATAAGCATAAAGTTATACTTGAAGTTGCTCCTATATTAATGACAGTTACTTTTGAAGAAGCTTTAGAAAATAATTGGATTTCCAATTATACTATCTACAATATAGCTTTAGAATTTACAATAGAAGAAAGAGAAGTCTATAATCATATTGAATATAATCTTAATAAAATCTTTAGAGATGTTTCTGAAATTGAGAAATTAGACTTAGAGTATGTAGAAAAGAATATGTTTAATTTATCTTCAAAGTATATAAGTCAATATAAAAAGACTAAAGATAATAAGGAATTATACTTATTAGCAATATCTTACAATAGATTAATAGGTTATAGAAAGAAGCTAATATATAATGCTCAAGCTAAAAAAGACAAAACATTATGGTTCTTGAAAGATTCTAAACTTAATAAAGAACAAACTATTGTATTTTCTCAAACTCAGGAATTTGCTGATTATATCTATGAAAACTTTAAATCAGAAACAGAAGTAATCCATTCTGGGATGAAAGATAAAGATAGGGAATTAGCATTAAAAAGATTTAAAGATAAACATACTAAGAAACGTATTTTAAGCACTGTAAAAGCATTTAATGAAGGAATAGATATTCCACAGCTTAAAGTAGCTATAAATGCTTCCTATACATCAAGTAAAAGAGAGTCTATTCAAAAACTGGGTCGAATAGGAAGACTATTTGGAGATAATAATGTTATTTTTATCAATCTATACATTAAAGATTCTCAAGAAGTATATTGGTTAAGAAATAGTCAATATGGATTGTTTAAAGATAAAATCAAATGGTTAAATTAAAGAGAAATAATTATGAAACATCTCAAAAAACAATCTATCAAAATGATCAAGAAAAAACCAGTTAAAATGGTTCCTAAAATTGAGAATTTTGAAGATGAAGATAGGAAACATGAATATATGTTAAAAATGATACAATTAGGAGAGTTTAACTACTCTTATTGAAATAATTCTAAAAATAAAGTTATGTCAAAAGAATATTGTCCAGATTGTATAGAACCTCTAGTTAAAGATAGAAAGAAATTAGGTAGGTATTCTGTATGGTTAATATGTCCTAAATGTGGATATAGAAAAAGACCTAAATCATTTTTAGAGAATGCTGTAGAAAAAGAAAAATTCTTTGAATATAAAAAACAAATTAATCAAAACTTAAATAATCAATATGAAGAATAAAGTTATAATTAATAGCATAGAAACGTCCAAAAGATTCTATGCTGCTTGTGCAGTTATGCAAGGAATATTAGCAAGTTATGCTGGAATTCAAATTGAACAATTTCCACATGAATGGATTGTTGAACAATCTTATTTATTAGCAGATAAACTATTAGCTCAAGAAAATGTGGAGAATTAAAATATTTATAACTGGAATTAAAAATCTAATCTATTATTTACCTGTTATTTGGAAAGATAGAGATTGGGATTTTGCATATGTAAATGATATATTAGAAGTTAAACTTAAAAAGGTATATAAAAGATATTCTACTAAAGAATACTTTGAAAATCAAGATAAAAATACCAATAAACCATTAAGAATATGTTTAGAATTACTCAAGAGAGAACATAATAGATTTTATTGGAAGACTTCTAATTATGATAAAAGAAGCTATTCAGAAGATTCTAAATTTAAATACTGTAATGCAGATAATTGTGAATATAGAAATAAAGAATGGTTATTTGATATACTTAAAAAGTATTATGTTTATTGGTGGGATTAAAATTATATTATATGGAAATAAGAACATGGTGTTGTTGGTCAAGATTGAGTTGGATTGATTTTTATATACTTCCAACTATTGTTATAAATAACTTTGAAGGATTTGCAATAGAATTTAAGTTTTTATTGTTGGAGATTGGAATATTAATTTATAAAAGACAATTATGAAATGTTCATACAAATACAAGAAAGACTGTAAGCATATTGATACATCTGGAATGACTATGTTAAAAGAATGCGTAGATTGTGATTGGTATGATAATGGCGTTATAGAAACAGGTAGTATGCCTATTTTAGAGTGGTTCTTAAATCTATTTAAAACATGGAAATAGCAATTAAAGATCTACAAGAATTAAAACTATCTCCATCTCTAATTTGTTTACTTAAAGCTATACATAATAAAAATAATGAATATCTGTCTGAACTTAATAAAGTATCAGATATATTTATAATGGCTAAGTTTCTTGAACGGAATATGATTTTAAAGATAATAGATGATAAGATTGATTATAATTCTTTTGAGATTAGAAAATTATCTATTATTGATTATTTAAATGATACAGAATATACAGTTGATGATGTTGTTGAAGTTATTAATTACTTCAAACAAAAAACAGGTAAGTTAAGAGTATCAAATAAATCGGTTTCTAATAGAAAATTTATATCAGCAAGATTAAAAGAATATTCTGTTCAAGACTTAAAAGATGTTATTGATTTAAAATATTCTCATTGGGTAAATGACCCTAAAATGAGACAATACCTTAGAATAGAAACGCTTATGAATGAAACTAAATTCCAAGGATATATTGGAGAACTAGAAACTAACGATATAAAAGATTTTTCAGATGATATTTAACCTAGGATTGCAAGAAATAGAATCTGGTATTAAGGGTGAGAATAATGGCTTAAATTTAGGACTAGAAAGATTACAAGAATATATACCAGGACTACAACCAGGAAATATTTATTTATGTGGTGGTAGCACGGGTTCAGGAAAGTCAATGTTTGTTATAAATAATTTCATATATACTCCTTATGAAGACTATATAAAGAATTATAAAGACTCAATGAATCTCAAAATCTTTATATATAGTGCAGAGATGAGTAAACCTGCTCTTGGAGTTAGAGCTATCGCAAGAAAACTTTATTTAGATTATGGTATTATTGCAGATACTAATTATATATTATCAAGAGGTAAAAATAGAGTTTCTAAAGAAATTTATGAAAAAACTAAAACTCTAGCTAAATATTTTGAACAAATGTCAGAATATATAGAAGTATTTAGCAATGAAAATCCTACTGGAATTAGGAATACTGTATTAAGGTATATTAATGATAATGGTACGACTTATACTAAAACAGTACAAGCTCATGATGGAGAAAAAGAAGTATTTGATTATTATAAACCACATAAAAAACAATTAGTAGTAGTTGCATCAGACCATTTAGGAATTATCAAAAGAGAAAGAGGTTTTTCTAAGAAAGAGAATATTGATAAATATATGTCTTATCAGATTGATTTAAGAGATATGTTTGGAGTTTCATTTGTAAATGTTCAACAATTAAATAGAGGAATAGGTTCAACAGATAGAATGAAACTAGATGCAGTTACGCCAACTCTTGATGATTTTAAAGAAACAAGTGATACAACTGATGCTGCTAATTATGTAGTATCAATATTTAGTCCACAAAGACATGAACTTGCTAATTTTAGAGGCTATCTTATAAATAAGAGAGATGGTGGAATTGGAGATAGATTTAGAGCTATTAGCATACTTAAAAACAGAGAAGGTGCTGCTGATAAAATATTAGGTACAATGTTTTTAGGAGAATCTGGAATTATTAAAGAATTACCTAAAGCTGATGATATGAAGCCTGAATATTATGTAGCAATAAATAAACTTACAAAAATTAATTAAAATGGAAAATAAAAATTGTATTTTATTAAAAAATAAAGAATATATTGAATTAATTAAACAAGCTAATGAAAAAAAACCAGATTATATTAATTTAAGCTATACAATAGATGAATATTGGATGGGGAAAATAAGATATAGTTCAAAAATTAATTCTAGTTTAGACTTACATCATAAACTACACTATCAAATACAAAATATTGTAGATTTACATGGAGAAGTTATTAGTAAACAAATAGAAGAAAATAATTCAAAAGTAACAGAATTAACAAAATCTGAAATTGAAGATGAAATCAAACGCAAAACATTCTTAGAATTATATAAATATTGGAAACTACTTAAAAAGAATAAATAATGTTAATAAAATTATTATTAATTAGCTTCGGAATAATTATATTTGCAATCTTTAAGATATTTCAGATTAGAATAGAGATTAATGATTGGAATATATTTATATTTTATTGGAACTTAAATAAGAAAAAACGTATGAATATAATTTTAAAATTGTGAATTATGTTAGATATTACACTTTGTTCAGGAGAGCATAAGAATAGAGGAATCTGTCCCAAAAGAGATATATGTAAGAGATTTATATTAGGAGTTAATAATAAATCTATTATTGTATCTTGGATAGAAGCTCCTTTTATAAATAAGCTAACAGGAACATCTTGTGATTTATTTTGGCATTATCAATTAGATAAAGAAAATTAATTATGGAAAAACTAGAATTTGTATATGAGTTTCTTTATAATTCAGATTGTCATGATAGTGCAGCAACTACTATAAGTATTCACAAAACAAAGAAAGGTGCTGAAATGGCTATGGAATTTCACAAGGCTGAAAAACTAAAAGAGTGGGAAAATGAATGCAAAGAATATCCTCCTGCAAAAGAATATCCATTTGATTATGATCAATGGTGGGAAGTTCATGAATGCGAGTTACTTCCTTAATATTGGTGCTAACGGCTGGCGGTATGCGGTCGTTGCCGATTTATCAAATTAGTAATAACTTAAATACGAGGACAAAACTATGAACACAGAAAAAAGTATCAATGAAGCGGAAGGCAATGCCGTATTACCGCTTGTTATAAACTGGGCGTTTTTCCCAGAAGATAAACCCAACTACGGTGATGAAATATTAATTTATCCACCACCTGAACAACTTGCAAAGAAAGAAGTGTTGATTTACGGGCGATATACTGACCTTATAGACGGTACAAAATGGGCGTTGCTTACGCCTTGTTTATAACGGCTGGCGGTATGGTTTAGTAAAGGCTGACCACTACCGACCAATCAAAGAATAAAACTTAATTCAGCCTTTATTAACTATACCGCTTGTTAGCGTTTCGTTTTGAGCGTGGGCGGTGCAAAACTTAAATAAAATGGAAGCAACACATCAAGTATTAGATTTGGTTTATACACCAGACGAAGGACAAGAATGCTTTGAAGGAACAGAGCAAGAATGTTATGATTTTATACAGCAACAAGGTGGAGCAACTTTTATGTATAAAGTAGTTCCGATTGTGCGTAAGAGTGCGTTGGCAAATGAACGCTAACGGCTCAGATAAGATACGTTGCGATTTAGAATTACAAATTTTCAAACTAAAAATAATATTGATATGAAACAGAAAACCAATAAATTAACACAATTTAAGCAATGGATTTTATCTATTGTTACCACCCGTTTATTCTATTTCGAGAAAACACAAAGCAGCGTAGATTGGTATTTATGGTATTATAAGATAAAACGTAGGACACCTGTACAGGATGAAGAAAAACGTGGTAAATACAAAGAAGTATCGTTAATAAATTACAGGCGTTCCTTTATGAAAGGATATGCTTATATAACGATAACTTTTTTCCATTACATTACAATAAACATAGACTTGCACCGCCCTCTTTAAATGGGTGGTAACGTTGAATGTAAGGTGTCGTGGCGGATTTAAGACCACAAAACTATCAAACTAAACAAAAATAAAAAGGTAAAATAAATGTTAAACCACGCACAAAACCGCCATTAACTATACATATTGTTAGGCGTATGTGCTTTAATTCAAATTGTTATGAAAACAGAAAGAGAAATAAAGATTGAAATTAAAGACCAAGAGTTATTGGCTGAAAAACTTAACAAAGAACTATGTAACATGAGCCAAATGGCAAGTATTGAATATGGAGACAAAGTTCAAAATAGAATGAATATTGCCAACGGTAAAGTAGAAGCTTTAAAGTGGATGCTTTCTTAGCATTACGCCTAACGGATACGTGTATAGCACATTGCTTACACAAAACTTTAATAGAATTACAAACTTTAAAATATATTAAAAATGGAAAATGCGAAGAACGAAAAGCAATGTGCTATACACGATGTTATACGCTGTACTTTCAATGATTCTATCAACGAAAGAAAAGTAATATTCCATAGTGATGCACCACAAGCAACGATTGATGCACTGGAATTTAATGGTGAATGGTATGTAGTTAAAGAAATATTACTTGACTGGGGTTATAAGGTAATTGAACATCCGATTGTCAATTAGTATAGCGTATAACGTTAAAAATATGAAATGTACGGGATTAAAAGCGGTATCCTATCCCGATACACAACACTTGATTAAAGGTAATACCGTTCAAACACGCACAATACCCGTATATTTTATATTTAGTGTTATGGGCTGGCGTTTATAATAGGAGGGCTTAATATGCCAAAAGATGAATGGGGAAACATTGTTTCCGAAGCCGAATATTACGGCAGAGATACTGATTTTTACACATCAAAAGATGAGTGGGGGAATATCGTTGATAGGAACTCGGATGGGGTGGAAAGAAGTATAGATGAAAACGGTGATGTAAAATACACAGATACCAAGTAATTTAAACAGGTGAGCGTGGGATTTCTTACACTTGCCCATGACGTGCCGCAGCTAAACGCTGTTGGCGATTTGAAACGCAATTTATCAACATGAAAATAAAGTAACAATGGAACACGAAAATTTGAATACAGAAGAAACCGCCAATAGCGATTTAGGTGCTGTTATGGGCAGTTATAATGATGGAATTTTATTTGGAATACGCAACTGCAATGCTGAATTTCAGGTAATACTCCAAGAAATATACACTGAATTTAACAACCTGAAAAGAATCAACAAGGGGGATATTGTTAAAATTTTAATGAAGCATAGCAGTAAAGAACTTGGCGAAGATGTCAATCCATTTTTGGAAGAAGCGTCTGAATAATTGCGCATAACGGCTGAGTATATGGTGCGTTGCATCACAAATATTAATTAAAATACAAAAGATTATGATTTACGAAGATGATAAATTGAAACAAGACAGCAATGCACTATATACTTTGTTAGAGTGCGTTGATAAAGAAATTAACTTTAACGCATTGTTAGATAAATATGGACCAGAAGGTTTATATATGATTGCTGATAAGTTAAAAGAACTTGCTGATGAGGATATGAGAAATGCGTTAGACCAATGCAATAATGCCCTATAACGTTGAGTATAAGAAACGTAGCGTTTTGAAATACTGAACAACAATAACTTACAAATGTAAAATTGAAATAGAAACTTAATATTAACCACAGGCTCAGCTATGTTTTTTATACATTGTTACCGCCCGTTAATTTTGATATCATGATACCAACAGTAAAAGAGACTAAAGATATGTACGAAAATACAGGTGTGTACGAACGCTGCTACTTTTGCAAGCAACCTACCAATACTTGGCATTGGAGAACAAACCAACCAGTATGCACCGACTGTGCAAAAACGCACAAAGAAGAACTCAAAAGATGTGCCGATTCAAACGCATGGGTTGAAACGTTGCTCGGTTCTTTAGCTTGCGTATAACGATTACAGATAAACACAGTTGCGAATTTAATAAACAAAATTATGATAACAGAAGACGATTATAAAAAAGCACAAACCACAATAGATGAATACAACAAGCAATTGTTTTTATCTGGTGTTAGCGATATGTTGCTACAAAAAGAAGCAATAGATTTCGTTATGTGGTGTAAAAATAATAGTGAATTTGTGTATCAGTACGAATGTAATAGACATTACAACGAAATATTGTACGCAAAGTTTAAAAGCAATTAACGCTAACGTTATTATAAGAATAGTAGCAGCTTTGAAACTGACACTTTGAAATAATTACAAACTTAAATACAGCGGTAGCAGCTAACAAGTACCACATAACCTGCTATTATTTTTTATAAATTGTTATGTGGCGTTATTAATTATGAACAATAAATATAAAATTACAGTAGAAGCACCATTATTACGTGCAGGAATTAGGTTAGAAACAACTTGTAGTGAAAAGTATGTGCCAAAGGTTATGGAAAAGATTATGGAAATGGTGCGTGAAATAAATACACCGAAGCCTAATGCCACATAACTATTGTATAAACATCATTAATGTGTAATAAATAACATTATTACTATGATTTACAACGACATAATTAGAAATGATGGGAACTTATAAAGATAGAGTTGTTGCAAATGATGTAATTAATGGAGTAACAATTGATACTGCATTAGTAACAGATTCCGATCAACCATATGAAACAGGAATATGTAGTAAAGAATATAATAATGGGAATTGGATTATAGTGGAATTATATGACACTAAAGAATTATCAATAATTGGTCATAATAAATAGGTAGATACATTTAAAAAAGAATTCCCAGAAAAATTGCAAGATGTTGGATCTTCAGATGTACATAAATTTGTAAAATTATTTAAGAAAGAGGATGATTCTGATATATATGTAAAACATGAATAGACAAGAGTTTGTAAAAAAATTAAAAGATAATACTTGGTTTGATAATCCAGAAGAATTAGCCAAACATAGATTACCAGTTATTCAATACTATTTAGATTCAATAATAGATTTGAATATTAATGGAATTAGTTTACGTGGATTAAGGGTTATTTATGAAGAAAAAGATTTTGCATTGTTAAATCAGGCATTTGAAAGTTTACGTAAAAAGTATGGATATGACAAATAAGCAAAAATTAGCTCAAAACAGAAATTATTTTAAATATATTCTTTCTGGAATACAAAAACCAATTAATTTTGATGCATTAACAGAATTTGAAACAGAAGAATGGGCTACTATCTTAAATATAAAAGATGAATTATTAGATAAATTTGATAATAATTCAAAAATATTAGGATTAAATGTTCCAGAACATAGATGCTATTTTTCACCATGTAGAAATAAAGTTAAATATAGTGGAGAATTATATGGAGAAAAAGTTTGGTTTTGTAAAAAACATTTTAACGAATATTTAGAAGCATATGACAAATGATTGGGATGATTATGACTTATGGGTTGAACAACAGTTCAAATTAATAGAAGAAAGTATATATAATTTTAATTTAATAATAGAAGAGTGAACTACCCACCCACGCCAAAGGCGATGGGTTTGGCTTCAAGAGTCATTACTCCTACTAATGTAGGCAGTTCGTCTTGACTTTTAAGTCTGTGTTCCCCAGACAAAATATTTTTTAAAGCAAATGATTTTATGTTACAAGCAGCATTAACATCTCGGTCTAAAACAGTAGAACAACTGCCACAAGTCCATTCACGGTCTTTTAGTTGTAGTTCATTGTTGATAGCCCCACAGTTTGAACAAGTTTTTGAAGATGGTGCAAATTGTCCTATTCGTAGGATATTTTTACCATACCAACCAGCTTTATATTCCAACATAGAAACAAAAGTTGACCAACTTACATCATTAATTGCTTGTGCTAAATTGTGGTTTTTAACCATATTTTTAACCGCTAAAGTTTCAAGGGCTATCGTTTGGTTCTCACGAATTAATTTAGTTGAAACTTTGTGTAAAAAATCTTTGCGTTTGTTTACTACATCTTCATGTAATTTGGCAAGTTTCTTTTTAGTTCGCTTGCCTTTGTGTTTTGAGTATTTACGTTGTACATATTTTAATTTACTTTGTGCTTTACGAAGAAATTTAGGATTATCAAATACCTCTCCATCTGAGGTAATGGCAAAGTCTTTTATTCCAAGGTCAATACCTATTGTGGTGTTTTCATTAATAGAAACCTTAATTGGCATATCTTCTTTAGTATCACAAAGTATTGACACGAAGTATTTACCTGTAGGTGTTACACTGATAGTTCCACTTTTTACAATACCTTGTGTAGGTTTATGTAAAAATATTTTAATACCCTCTTTAAACTTTGGTATTATCAAAAGATTATTTTCAACTATTACATTTTGTGGTATTGAAAAAGATTGTCTATCTCTTTTAGACTTAAATTTTGGAAAACCAGCTCCTTTAAAGAATTTCTTAAAAGCAATATCCATATTTTGTATAGATTGTTGTAAGCTTTGTGAGTTTACTTCTTTTAGCCAAGGACATTCTTTTTTAAGTTCTGGTAATTGTTTAATTAAATCGAAAGGGCTGTAGTTATGTTTGTTACCAATATATGCAGCGTTTTTAGTTTCCAACGCAAGATTAAACACAAAACGACTACTACCAATATGTTTGGCAATAAGCTCTTTTTGTGGCTCGGTTGGGTAAATTCTGTATTTGAACGATTTAAACATAGTTTATATATTACAAAAATTATGCCAATTTATACAAAACAAACAAAATGTCAAAATGTGAGTGTAAAGGAGTCGCTTACATCCAACCCACACTTCGTAATGAGTTGGTTTTACGCTCCGTCATATAAATTTTAAATAAAAATATGGAATTAGTAACAGAAGAAAGAAAGCAAAAGTTTGTTAATCCAAGAGTGCATATGATATATTCTGTACCCAAGGCGGGAAAGACAAATATTGTTGCTCAATTAAAAAATCATCTTATATTAGAATTAGAACCAGGTGGTGCTGATTATATTGAAGGTAGAGTTCAAGAAATATATAAAGCTTCAGAATTTAATGAAGTATTGAATTTAATTAAGAATTCTGAAACAAAAGTATGTGAATTCTTAATTATAGATACTGTAACAAAACTTGATGAATGGTCAGAAATTGTTGGTACATATAATTATATGAATAAACCTCAAGGTAAGAAGTTTAATAGAGTTGGGGAAGTTGAAACTGGTGCTGTTATATATCATACAGATCCAAAATTTGAAACAGTTCATGATTTAGGTCAAGGATATGGATATAAACACTCAAGAGAAGCAATGACTACTTGGTACGATAAATTACTTGAATTGATATCATTAGATAAAGTAACTTATGTTATATTATTAGCTCATGTTAAGGATAAATTAGTAGAATCAAGAAATGGAGATTCAGTAGAATCAATTGACATTAATTTAACTGGTAAAGTTAAATCTATTTATTCCTCAAGAGTTGATGCAGTTGGACATTTTTATAGAGAGGATGGTAAGGGTTATTTAAGTTATAACAATGAATACAAAGTCGTATGTGGCGGAAGATGCCCCCATTTAGATGGAAGTATTTTAATATCTGAAAAGATGGAAGACAAATCTATTAAAACTTATTGGGATAAAATATATTTAAAATAAATAATAATATGAATAGATATGTAAAAGTTCCTTTAAAAAGGATAATGGATTTATTAAGCAGTGAAACTACATTAATGGAACTAGAAGCTGCTGGAGTTGACAATTGGCCAGGAATGGAAGAATGTGGAGAATTATATCCAGAAATAAGTGATGTAGATATTGAGAATGAATTTGTAATTTTTGAAGAATAATAATTAAAAAAATAAAGTATGGAATTAAATTTCAGTTTTAAGAAACAAAAAGAAGAAAAAGTAGACAAATATCCAGATTTACCAGTATTAACATATATTGGTAGTTCTGATGGTAAAACTAAAAAATGGCAAATTAATCAAAAAGCTGCTGAATTATTAAATTATAGTAATTCTCAAATAACTGGTAAAATGATTAGTTATGGTCCATTAAATGAATTATTATTTATTGCTAATACAACTGGTGTAGAAACTCAGAATGATGCAAAAATTAACTTAGATAATAGTTTCTCAAATTCTAAATTCGCAGACAGAATAATTAAGGAATATGGAGTTGAATTATACAATGGTAGGGAATTCTTATTAAAAGTACCAGATGTTAAAGCAGACTATGCGTATTTGATTATTCTTAATGATTCATACCCAGGAAGCTTAACAAGAGATGATTTTGCAGAATTTCCTGATAATGCGTTCACTAAAGAAGATGAAGTAGATGAACCAAAAGTTTATGTAGAATATGGCGAATTATAATTAGAAACAATTAAAAACAAATATATATGTTTAGTACAAAAGAAGCAAAAGTAGATTCAGGGTTTAAAACTCCACAATTCATTAACATTGGCCCTAATGAGTTAAAGGTTACAGGATTTGAAATAACACAATCAAATAACGGAGAAAAGTTTAAAGTGCAAGCCAATCTTGAAACTAAACCATTAGGTGGAGATTTTGAAGGGTTTGAAGGAGCAGTGGGGCAAATTGGAAGAGTAGATTTAGGTATCTATATTACAGGTAAGCAAGATGATAAAGCTACAAATGATTTTATAGATATTATTGCAACTATTGCTACAGCAATGGGTGTAAAAGAGCAAGTAGATGCTATTAAAGCAGATAGTATTGAAGATTTTCTTAATCAAGTAAAAAGAGTATTTAATAACAAATATACTTGGTTTTTGATTGGAGCAGTAGAATATATGGGTAAGGATAAGGATGGAAGTCCTAAAGTTAAAATGTTGATTAATTTACCCAGATATGGTTATGTAGCAGCAACAGAAGCAGAATTACAAGCAAGACAGAAGGATAATACATGGCCTGATAAAACTAATAAGTATTTTTATAAAGCATTAGTTAAGATGGATGAAGATCCCCAACAATCAACTGATACTCAATCTATTAAGGACGATCTTCCATTTTAAATGAAGAAAATTGATGAATGGGTAAAAACATGTTTACATAAGAAAAAACTAAAAGAATCATGGGCAGATAATATCATAAAAAGAGCTTTAAAAGATAATAAAGTTCTTTATAAATATTATTGTCCACATTGTTTTGGTTGGCATTTAACTAGTAAAAACAATAAATAATATGAACGTCCTAATTAGAAAATTAGAAGAAGCAGAAAATCCACTTCATCCAAACAATATAGAAGTTGGATTTGAAAAAATTGGAAAATTTGTAGAAAATCCAGAAATTGGCAAGGGATTTTTTGTAGGATATAATTGGGTAACGTCAAGAGTTACTGAAATAATATCTGAAAACAAATTCAGAACATTAAATTCTATATATGAATGGAAGTTAATTAGTTAATTGAATGTTTAAAACAAATGGACTATTAACAATAGAAAATATTCTTGAAAGAGTTAGTCCATTAGATATATATAAGAAATATTCAAAGTATTTTCAAAAGATAGGAAAACATTTTAAAGCTGAATTTAGAAATGATCCAAATCCAAGTGCTGTTATCTCATATTTTAATGGCACTTATTTATATAAAGACTTTGGTGAAGATGGGGCTTTAAATTGTTTCCAATTTGTTAGTAGAAAATATGGATTAACTTTTAAAGAAGTATTAGAAAAAATAAATATTGATTTTAATCTGTATTTAAGAGGTTCAGGAAGTAATAATTATACTAAGTATTCAGAACAACAAATTCATACAGTTGAATATGAGGATTACAAAACAATATTAACAATTAAAAAGAGAGAACTTCTTCAGCATGATTTAGAATGGTGGGGTAGTCAGTCATGGGCTGAAAATATGCTTATTAAAGCTAATATAAATCCAATTTCTTATTTCAGATTAACTTCTGAAAAAAAGAATATATATGAAAAATTATATGTATGTGATGATTATTCATATAGTATGGATTATTATTGGCATAATGGAATATTCAGAAGGAAGTTGTATTTTCCACAAAAACCATCTTATAGAAAGTGGTTGTCAAATGTTGATAATACAATCGTACAGGGATGGGATTTATTGCCAAAAAGTGGAGATATATGCTTTATAACAAGTAGTTTTAAAGATACAGGGCCATTTTGGAGAATATATAATAAACCAATAGCAATAGCTCCAAATAATGAAGGATCTTGGATACCAGACAAAGTATTCTATAAACTTAAAAAAAGATATCCAAATCTTGTAATTTATTTTGATAATGATGAAGCTGGAATAAAATATGCAAAGAAGTTTTCTCAAATTTATCAAATACCATACATACATAATCCATTACGTGCACCAAAAGACCCCACAGACATGTGGTATAAAGATGGTGGACGTGAGTTTAATTTTTATTTACAAAATCAGTTAACAGATTTAAAAATCAAATTATGACAACAAAAAGAACAATTAAATTAAAGTTATTAACTCAAACTGAGTTAGTGAAAGTAGAAACATCAGCTCGTACATTAGGTGAGTTAAAAGAAGAAATTACTGAATTAGGTATTGATTGGAGTTCATCAAAGCTAATTGACAGAGCTTCTAAAGCTTCATTTGAAGTAGACCAAGCAGTATTACCAGAAATTGATTCAGTAATGTTTGTAATGCCAACTAAATCAAAAGCAGGAGCATTAGGTTATTGGGAAGCAAGAGATGCAGTTAAAGAATATAAAGATAATGGTGGTGATGTTCCATTTAATTATACTCATAAAACTACTCAAGAACTGAATGAATTTCTTGATACGATTGAAAAAAACAATAATCAAGCAGAAGAAGTAGATGAAATTCATTTATATCCAGGAACTTATATTTTAAAGGTTATGAGTAATGAAACTGAACCAAAAGCCACTAATAAAGTAAAATTATTGGATGAAACGACTGAAGACGACATAGATTTTGAAGCACAACAATTATTAAATTTGTTTTAACCAAATAGAGGGGAGAAATCCCCTCTTTTAAAAAATATTAATGTATGGTACTTCCAGAAGAAATATTAAGACTTTCTGATAAAGAATTAGATAAATTACCAAATAATGTTTATCAAAGTAAATATGTAATGTATAACAAACAATATATTTTCAAGAAAGAAGGAAGAGTAGCAAATAAAATGTATTATTCGGATGTAAATAATAAAGTGTCACCTATTGCATTTTCAATTAAAGATTTAAGTAGTCAAGTTAAACCATTAACTAAAAAAGAAGTTCATGATATAAAATTAAATAATATCATAGATTCTGTAGACAAAATGTCTGATGAAAAACTTAGAACATTTTATTTGAATAAAGCAATAGAAGTATTTGGTGAAGAATATGTAGATTTACAAAATGATAATAGCTACAAAGATGGTTATAGATATAGTATAATTATATGGATTCCTTCTGTAATAATTTCAAATTCATTTGAACAATCTCTTGAGATGAAAGATTTATATATGAAATTAACATTTAGTAATAAAAGATTACATTATTTACAGTTTGCAAGAACTACAGTGTCGGAAAGAGAATTAAGAAATAGTTATATATTTTCACATCTATCTCACTCACACATTGGAACATATGATAATGATTTATGTATGGGAGATACTCAAATAAAAAATGTATTTGATAGAACTAGAAATTCAACAAAACATTGTTTTTTAAATATTGTTCCATTCTATTACTTATTAAAAGAATATATTTCTTGGGAAAGTATTGAGGGAGTTCCATATAGAAAGATTGATAATGTACTATGTGATGAAAATAGATTTAAAGAAGCAGACATTGAATATTTTTATGATGCAAATACAGTTTATTTATTATTGTTATCGCATATCAATGATTTTAGTTTTATTTATAATATAAATGATATTGATTATTATGATATTAAATTATCAGATGATTCTAAAGATCATATTCGTAAAGTTTTAAATGAGATTGTTCCTGAACATTATTTATATTCTTATAGGAATGGAATTTCAGTAACTGAAAATTTTGAACAGAATTATTTTTATAAAAGATATAATGATACAGGTTCTGAAGTAATGTTTAAGGAAGAAAATATCAAAAACATAGTAATTCCAGATGATGATTTAGAAAATAATTTAGAAAAATCAATACATGTTGATATATTAAATGAAGTTATTAGTAAGATAGAAGAAGAATTTTCACAATATATAATTAATAAAAAACTAAAACAACGTGGATAAAAAAACTCAAGAATTAGGAACAATAGGTAAAATAGTATTAGATGAAGAAATTATTAATGTAATAGATAATCTTCATTCTGCTATTGGTAGTACAGAATGGTCTGGAATATTATTTTACAAATTAACAAAAGGTAACTTGTTTCAAATGAAAGATTTGGAATTTACAGTTGATTTTATATTTCCAATGAATATTGGTAGTCATACATATACTGAATTCGAATATTCTGGTAAAGTAATGGATGCTTATGATATTAATGAAAATTTAATTAATAGTAATAGTGGTATGGTGCATACGCATCATAATATGCAAGCGTTTTTTAGTAACACCGATTCTGATGAATTATTATCAAATGCTACAAACTTTAATTATTATTTATCATTGATTGTTAGTTTTGATAGAAAATATAAATGTAAAGTTGCATTTCCATCTAAAACTAAAGTATTGTATAATTCATCCATTAAAGGTACGGATGGTAAATTAATTAATATTAAATCATCTACAGAAGAAGATATTATTCTTATTGGAGATTTAGATATTGATATGCCTACAAAATTCAATAGTATTAATTGGTTGAATAAAAGAATTGATGAACTTAAAAAAGAAAAAACAGCAATTAAACCAGTACAAACATTTGGTCAGCAATCTTGGCAAAAACAATATAATTTCAAAGAAGATTGGAATGATGATTATAATGCAGGATGGCTAAATCAAGGTGGGAATAGTGATTTACAAACATTAACAAAGACTTATAAGAAAACAGGAACTGTTGATAATTTTCTTAAAAAGTTAATTTCATTAAATTCTGGTAAATATTATTCAAGTATTGGAGATGCAATGGAGAAAATTAATAATGAATTATCAAAAGATGAAGAAATTGCTTATGATGAATACGAAGTTGCTATGGAAACTAATTTAGAAATTATTCATGATTTTGAATTTGGATCAGATTCTAATTTACGTAAAAATTGCCTTGAAGCATGTTCTAAAATGGAAGATTTAAGAGATAAATTTGAAACTAATCCAATATTTGATATAACTATTAATAATTTACTTTATGGAATACAATGATAGATTTAAAGATGCTCCTTGGTATGAAAAAAGTTCAAATGAGCATATAATATTAGTTGGAACTGGTGGAATTGGATCAAATGCATTATTTGCATTAACCAAAACAGTTCCAGCAACTTATTGGATATATGATCCAGATAAAGTTGAAGCTATAAATATTGGAACTCAAAATTTCAAAAAAAATCAAATTGGTAAATATAAAGTTAGTTCTATTTTACAAAATTGTCAAGAACAATCTAATTGTTCAATAAGGCAATTCAATTCAAAATATAATAATGAGTATTTTCCAATTATGATTACTGGATTGGATAATATGGCTACCAGAAAACAAGTATTTGAAAAATGGAGTAAACAGGATAATAGAGAATTGCTGATTGACGGGAGATTAAGAGCGAACCTATATGAAGTATATGTAGTTACTAAAGGTAGGGAAGAACAATATGAGGCTACATTATTTGATGATTCAGAAGTAGATGATGGACCATGTACATTTAAACAAACTGCTTATTTTGGAATGCTAATAGGAGCTAGAATTACTCATGTATTGGTTAATTATTTAATTAATAAATATGCAAATGAAGAAATATGTAATCTTCCATTTAAAATAAGCGAATTTGGAGAACCATTTTTAATTGAAGTATTATGATTATACAAAAGACAAAAGAATATATTCCATATTGTTTTAATCAAAGGGGATTTAAAACCAGAAAATATTTTCAGATTAATTCTAATACTAAACGTAGATATGTTCATGATTTAAAAGATAAATTCAACTTTGAAGAAATATTATCTGTAGATGGAAGCCTTATTACAAACAATTCAACAGCAGAGTATTATGTTGGTAATGGGATCATACGTAATAGCCTTGATGCAATGGGACTAATTGTTTGTTATAATAGAAATAATCTAGAACTTCCAATGGCTTTAATTGATAAATCAAACTTATCTAGTGGTGATTATAGAAGAATCATTACTGCAATTAACAAATTTGGATGGAGCAGTAGAAAGCAGGTTATTAATATGAGAAATCTTAATGATATATTTGGAGTTGATTTATTAAAGTCTACTATGGAAGATTATGACAAAGAAAAACAATTAAATCTTAGTAAAGAATTTATAGAATATGCAAGACCAACAGAAGAAGTTAGTATTAGTTGATGCAGATGGACTAGTTTATCATAGTAGTAAAAATACATTAGAGGAAAGTATAAATATTCTGGATGAAAAAATCCAGAATATTTTTATTAAAACAGAAGCAACTCATTATGTATTTTTTATTAGTAAAGATAAATATTTTCGTCACAACATTGATCCATTATATAAGTCAAATCGAAGTAAGTATCCAACTCAATTAAAATGGATTAAAACACTTAAATCTTATTTAATAGAGAATTGGAATGCTCAATGGATGGATTTAATGGAATCCGATGATTTGATAGCATATTGGATAAATAATGATTTGAAAGAAAATATCTTAGATGATGATATAACATATTTTGATAAAATATTAGTTTCTCCAGATAAAGATTTATTACAAAGTATTCCAGGCAAAAATTTTAATTATACCTATAAGCTAAAAGATGATATTAAAGCATTAGTTAAAGAAGATGTAATGTATCAGATTCAAGAGGAAGATGTAATTAAAGGTTGGTGGATTGAAACTTCAATAGAAGATTCTTTAAAATGGCAAAGTTTTCAATTAATATCTGGAGATGCTGGAGATAATGTTATAACTCCATTCCCTGAGAATTGTGGAATATTCAATAATAAATTAGATTCACATGAAATACTACATGGATATATATGGGGAATGTACTATGAAACACCAAGTGGACAAAAGAAAACAATTGATGGACTTGGTAGATCAAAAGGAGTTTATGAATTTCAAAAGAATTATCGACTTTTACATTTATTAGATTGCAATGATGATTTCATGCGAGAAATTGGCCGATTACCAGAATTTCCAATAATAACAGAAATACAAAAACTGAATGAAGAAATAAAAATAGACTTTTAATGGATAAAAAGCAAGCGTTAGAGAACTATGGAGTGAGTTTTACTCCAATAAATATTTGTGAGATGATGATTACATTTCCAAATAGCAATTATATAATTAACAAAGACAATAGAATCATAAGTTCAATAGAATTTAATGATTCTATTCTTCAGCTTGGAGATATGTATAATTGTTCTGTAAATAACTTTGATATCCAGTATAAAACTAATCATATAATAGAAAGCAAAAAAGATTTAAAAACATTTTATGTTTTAGAATCTATTTATAATAAAACTTCACTATTTATAATTCCACTTATATTCAAAAATAAAACGCTTGCTTCCTATATTGAATATAATAGTGGAAATATTGGATATTTAATGAATGGATATTTAGATTGTAATTTTATAGAACATAAAGCAGAAAATTCTATATTTATATTGTTGAAATTTTCCAAGTCTTCAAGATTTAAAGCTCAAGAGGAATATTTAATCAAACATGAATGTTTTGTAAGAACAATAGATATCAATAATAGATATGTACTATATGAATTTATAATTCCAGATAACTTCATAGAAGATTATAAATTATTATTAGATGGTAAATATTCATTAATTAGTAAACAAGCTAAAGAAAGAATAATTACATTCCATTATAATTCTCAAGAAGGTGGTTTAATAAAGAAGATTCTCATTAGAGAAGAATCATTAATTAAGCATTATGAGAAAGAATTAGATGTTAATATGAATTATCCAGATAGAATAGAATTATATAGTAAGTTTGATGAAAATGATATTTTAATACAAGATATATTATGACACAAGAAGAAATATTAGAAGGAAATAAGCTAATTGCTGAATTTATGGGGGGACAATCTAAGGAAAAATGTTCTCCTTGGATTCGAGGGTATATATCTGAAGAAGAAATTAATTTTCAAGAAGAAGATTATCCAGAAAATCCCCATGATGGAAGTTGTTGGAAATTCAGTGAACTAAAATATCATTCATCTTGGGATTGGTTAATACCTTGTATTAATAAAATATATCAAAGTAATGAATATTATAAATGGAAAGATGCTTCTGGACAATTTGAAAATGAAGTTTTTATAAATACAAAATTTATAGAAGTAACTTGGAGCGCAGTAGTTGAATTTATTAAATGGTACAACAAACATAAAAATGATTAGTGTATTAAGTTATTTAATGGATCTTATGGAAGAAAATAAAGAACCAACAGAAGATGGTAACAGTATATGTTGTCTAAATCAAGACAATCATATAACTAGTAATAGGTATGATACTCATCCCAATGGAGATGATTATACTGTTACTATATGTAAAGAGTGTGGTAAAATGATAACGTGTAAATTACTTACAGAAAATGATAAATAAACTAGAATTAGAGTTTAATGGTACTGGAGAAGTTTCTGAGTTTAAGTTTATACAAATAAAATCTAATGAATATTCAAAAATTTATAAAGTATTTAATGAATTTGGTGATTCATGGTATGAAGTGTTTGAAACTAAAGTTGTTCCATTATGCTTAGATTTTGAAAATAGAATTTATTCTGAAACTGAATTCAAAGAAGCATATCCAAAATCAAGAGACTTTGGCATATGGGCATATACTACAAAAGATGCAAATAGAGCTACAGCAATTTCTTTTGAGATAGATAATAAAAAACAAAAAGATGACAGAACTTAATTTTAAAAATCATAAGATAAAATTAAGTAGAATTGGAGATGTTTTTACAATATCTCCATTCTACTTTAAAGACAAAGACAAAAAACAACATAGTAGTATGGGTGACATAATACTTGTTGAAAAATCAGAAATAGCATTATTAATACATGAATTAAACAATTTATTACATGGACAGTATTGATAAAGATGATATTAATTATAAACCAAGGACATTTAAGAAATATAATAAAGTAGTAAGTAAAAAGAAGTTAGGAATTATTAGTGATATTGTAAGTAAAGATTATGATTTAAAGCCAAAAGATTTTGTTATAAAAACAAGAGATGTAAATATTATGCTTCCTAAACAAATTGCACAATCTATATCAATGGAATTAGTTAATTGTAATCCAACAGTATTATCAGAATATTTTGAATATAAGGAGAGAACTTGTGTATATAATAGTCTTAAGAGAATTAATAATTATATTGATACAGATAAAAAATTCAATAAAAGATATCAACATCTATTATCAAAATGCAGAAGGGCAATTAAATTTGATATAAAAAATGAATCTTTTGATATTCAAAATGATGATGCTTTAAAACAGATAAAAAAATCCTTACCAGACATACACAATAAGATATTATTTAATAATTTTGTAAAAAACATGAAATATAATGACTGAGACTGAGAAATATTTAAGAGAAAGAATATTACATGATGAATCTGGTAATGTATTTAATTCATTGGATGAAATAGTTAGCGTGTGTTATTTTTATGCTAAACAAAAATGCTTAGAACAGAGAGAACTATGTGCATCATTTGCAGATACTACTTCAGTAGCAAATAATGTAATAGTTGATAAAAATTCAATTATAAATACACCGCATCCTAAATTATAATGTATAGCAAAAAAGAGGCAATAGAAATATTTAGAAGAAGACAATCATTAGTCAATAGTTTGGATAAGATAATTGCAGTAAATAAGAGTAGTCAAAAGCACTCTTACAATGATGGACAATTAACTTTATTTGATATGGGAATGGATAAAGCAGTTACTTATCCAACTATTGACTTATATGAATATGATGTTGATATAATGTATTGGGTTAATAAGGAAACTGAATTACTTGGTATTCCAATTACATATGATCCATTATGGGAGTATGATATTTGTAATGAAATATTCTGCACTCATCAAGTTACTGATTTATTAGAATTAACAGAGAATACAGAAAACATTGTTGTGATGGATAGAATTACTGGAATAGAGTATAGAATTTCTAAAAAAGGCAACAATTATTGCAAATTACATTTATCAAAATTAGGAAATAATAATTACATCTATCTTACTGGAAACGCTTATTTAACTCATATATCTCAAGTATTCACTAATAGTATATATTTATTTCAACTAAACTACAAATTACCTACTAAAGACTATTCTAAAGAAAGTATTTCGGTTACTTATATGAAGAATATACTTTATGTAGATATAGATAAAGAATATGATAGATTAATTGATTCACTTGAGATAGTTGATGAATTAAATGAAGAATGGCAACTTAAAAATAGAAATAAATGAAATTTAAACTCATACGTGAATATCCAGGTTCTCCAAAAATTGGAACAATTGCAACATATAGAAATAATCATGGTGATTATATACCAGATGATCCATATCATCAGCCAATTCCACATACAAAAGTAGAATTTTATCCAGAATTTTGGGAAGAAATAATTGAATATCCAATTGGAACTAAAGTATTTAATAGTCAGACTAAAACTACTTATACTAAGAAAGAAGATGGATGGCATAGACCTTCAGAATTAACTTCTTATACCGATGAACAAATAGCTCAATCTAAACATATTAATATTATGGAAGATGTTAAACATGCAAAAACTCCATTATTTGCAACTAAAGATGGAGTAGGTATTTATAAAGGAGATGTTTACTATTATGTAGTAGAAAGCGATTCGCCTTATCTTAAAGGTTGGACTGCGCTATCACACCAATGTGATTGGAGAAATCCAAATAAACCACCATTAGGTTATGTACAATTCTCAACTAAAAAAGCTGCTGAAAAATATATTGAAATAAACAAGCCTATGTATTCTCAAATGCAAATGATAGATTTTGCAATAGATGCTAAACATTCTTTTAGGGAATCTTATATTGACATGTTTAACAATTGGAAACTTAAAAACAATAAATAATGGAAGAAAAATTAGATTTTGAAATAACAGAACAGCCTGTTTTTGTTAGTGATTTATATACTCGAAGTTTAGAACATAAGGCTATAGTGAAGAATGATGGTTCATTATTAAGTATCATGAAAAATAGCTATAAACCTTTTTATATGAGAGATTTTCATAATATTACTAATAGATTGGGAGAAATATCTGGATTTGATACCCATGGATATCAACAATTTAAAGGTGGTAAAATAGTATTATCTTATTTAAAGAACAATACTGGATATAATAAGGTTGGTGATTTTGATTTAGATACATATTTGATACTTGGTAATTCATTTGATGGTAGTAGTCAAATATTTCTATCAAATTCAACAACTGTATTGTTTTGTCAAAATCAATTTAGCAAGTTAATGAGAACTAAATTTAAACATACAACATCTTCTCAGTTTAAATTAGAAGAATTAGTAACTTCTATTGAAGACTATTTTAGAGAAAAAGATGCTTTAATTAGACAATTTAATTTATGGAATGATATTTCAATAACAAAAGATACAGCAGAAATAGCTGTTAAAAAAATGGTTGATTGGGATGATATAGAAGAAAACTCTACAAGAAAGATTAATAAAGCTGAAATATTAACACATGCTATTCAAAAATCAACTAATGATTTTGGAAACAATTTATGGTCAATTATGCAAGGAATGACTTATTACTCAACGCATCTATTGAATAAAGATAAATCAAAGAATATATTTGGAGCTGTCGTTGGTAATCAAGCAAGATTTAATGATAAAGCATTTGATATAGTTAAGGAATTAGAATATGTATAATGATAGAAATAAAACTAACAAAATTTCCAACTCACTTACCAATAACAAATCCTAAGAAAGCCAAGCCTAAGTATGTTAAACTAAATGGACAACTATTATATAATTCAAATGTAAATAGATTTGCAAGAAATACTTTAATGGACAACATTCATAAATATGTGATGAATAAAATTCCTAAGAGATTAAAAATATATAATTTTCCAATTAAAGTTAAATTCATTATAAAGACTGTAATTAATCATGGCTCTATTCAGCGTAGGAATGAAGTTATTATTTGGAAATATCCAGATGATAACTATGTTCCCAATTATGATCTTGACAATATGTTACAATTATGGGTTAAAGGTTCATTGGATTGTTTGGTAAAAGCTAAAATTATTCCCGATGATTCAGTTCAATATATAAATAATATTGAATATGAGTTTGAAGCGATAGAAGAATTTGATAATAGAGAAATAATAATACAGATATATGAAAAAAACTGAAACAATGTTATATATTGAAAATATATTATGACAACTAAAATAAAAACACAATCTAATGATTTAATTATAATAGAAAATCCAGGACCTTTTACTAAAAGAGCATTAATATTATTTGGATATAAAGACAAAGATTATAAAATCTTAGGAAAACTCTCTGAATTAACAGATGAAGATTTAGTAGAATTTATTGAATTAGTTGGAAATGATTTTAACAATAAAGGAGAACATTTAAGATGTGTTTTTAAGAATTATAATAACAATAATTTATCCTTTAGAAGTACAAAAGAATCTTTTATATCTCTACTACAATCAGAAGATATTGATACAAGTGAAGAAGATAAATTATTAATAATTAAAATGTTATGAAAAAAAAGTAATAAATAACTGAATATAAATTTAAGTCATTTGAAGACTATTTAAAACAAATAAATAATGAGTAAAATCATATACTTATGTATTCCTTATAGTTGGCATCCAGAACGTTCATTTAAAATAGCTAATAGAGTTGCTTCTGAATTAATGTTAAAAGGAAACATCGTATTTAGTCCAATAAGTCATTCTCATCCAATATCTGAATATATGCATGATAGATTACAAACAGATCATGATTTTTGGATGAAACAAGATTCTGAATTACTTAAAAGATGTAACGAGGTTATTGTAGTAATTATTGGAGAAAGTGGCATGGAACTAATTAAAAATAGTAAAGGTTGTCAATCTGAATTAAGGATTGCAGAAGAAAATAATATACCAGTTAAGTATTTAAAATATTATGATTTAAAATATTATGAGTGAATTAGCAGAAAGATTTAATGAAGGTAAGTTGAGATGGCATAATTTTCCTAAATTTTTATTTAGAGGGATTGCTAAAGTTGCACATTATGGAGAAGGTAAATATGCAACATACAATTTTTTAAAAGGCGCACCAATTACCCAGTATTTAGATTCACATGATAGACATATGGATGCATTTGAAGATCCAAGATTATCTGATTTTGATGATGAAAGTAAAATAAATCATTTATATCATGCTGCATGGAATTTGTTGGTAGCAGCATTTGTGTTAGAAACAAGACCAGAATTAGATGATAGATTTAAATTAGAACAATAAATGAGTCTAGTGAAATGTAAAAATTGTCAAAATGAAGTTATATTAGAGCCAAATAAGGACTATCAATATCAGTTTGATATAGATAGTCCACTTGAAGTAATTGACGTTGAAATTTGCCCTATATGCAAGTGTATTTATTGGGAAAATGAAACACATACTTTCTTTGAATATGAAAAACATATAGGTGACGGAGACACATCAAATGCTATTGGCGGATGGGTTACAAATAAAAGTGTATTAATTAATAATTAATGTTATGAAATACAGAAATATAAATCTAGGAGAAAGTGTAATTGGAGTTACATATATTTATACTCCACAATCATCATCAAATAATTATGATTTACCAGATAATGAACCAGTAGTTAAGATAGAAAGTATTGATTTAATTTCTGGAGATTTAATGGAAGTTATAGATTGGGTAGATGTTAAGGCTGGTGAATTTTATAAATGGTTAGATGAATTTATTATATTAGAAGAATTAAGTGATGGAAACGGTAGTTAATTTTCTAATTAATAATGGATTTAAGAAAGATCCACATGATTCAAATACATTTATAAACAAACATTGTAATATTACATTAACCGGATATTGTTATGATATTGTTACTAATGATGGAGATTTTATTTCTAGTGATGATTACAATATTTATTGGTTAATTGGATACTTAACATATTATGGATACATTAATAAAAATTATAAATTGTAAATAAATGGACAGGAAACTTGCTCATATAGAAAAAATAGAGTGGATAAAGCCTATTGATGGTGCAGATAAAATTGAATTATGTGGAATACTTGGTTGGCAATGTGTAATTGCTAAAAAAGATAATTTTAAAGTTGGAGATAAGGTAGTTTATTGCGAAGTTGATTCCGTAATGCCAGAAAAACCTGAATTTGAATTCCTTAGAGAAAGAAAATTTAGAATAAGAACCATTAAACTTCGTGGGCAAATTTCAATGGGTCTTGTGCTACCTACCTCTTACCTTTCAGTAGATTCTGGTAAATTTGGGGAACATCAAGACGTAACTGAGTGGATGGGGATAACTAAATACCTATCTCCTTCTGAAAGAACTGAAATTGAACAATTAGAAAATAAAATTAAGTTAGAGAAGTCCAAGTTAAAGAAATTCTTATTGAGATATAGTCTCTTTAGAAGATTGTTTTTAAGCAAGAAAGGTAAATCTGGATTTCCTTATTGGGTTTCTAAAACAGATGAAGAAAGAATACAAAATATTCCACAAGTATTAAAACAATATAAAGATAAAATATTCTATATAACTGAAAAAATAGACTATCAATCAGGTACATGGACAGGTAAAATGGTTCCAAGATTTAATGGAATACTAAGTAAATTACCATTTAAGAAATATCAATTTGTTGTATGTAGTAGAAATTTAACTACAAATGATAAAAATTCTCTGTATTGGAAAATTGCCAAGAAATACAATTTAGAACAAATACTTAAAGAAAATCCTACCTTAACAATTCAAGGAGAACAAGGTGATACTAAAGTTCAAGGAAATAAATATGGTGTTACAGAACCTACTATGTGGGTATTTAATATTATAGATCATGAAAAGGGATATCATTATGATTATCATGAAATGAATATGTTTTGTAAAAAATATAATTTAAATATTGTTCCATTTTTAGGCATGGATAGATTAGAATATCTTGGAGATACTGTTGATAAAATTATTAATCTTACTAAAGGAAAATCTACATTAGCAAATATTCCGAGAGAAGGAATAGTTTTTAGATGTATAGAAGATGGAAAAAAGATTTCATCATTTAAAGCTATCAATCCAGATTTTCTATTAAAATTTGATTAAACAAAAAAAAGAGGAGAATTAATTCTCCTCTTTTATATTGCCAATAAAAATTTTTCTAGTTAGGCATTAATATTGATAAAACTTATTACCCATATTCCACATCTTAATTGCTCCTGAAGAACCTGGTATCATTCTAAATGTATTAACTGCTAATTTTGGAGAATCTTTCCAAGGACCATTTTGATAAAATACATCTCCAGTTAATAATCCAAATGCATTATTTATTGCTCTTTGGCCATCTCTAACTGTAGAATATACTGGGATAATATTATCTACCATTTGACTCATTGAGTTTGGAGACAAAAAGAAGCTCATATCTTGACCAGTTTTAGATAGCATATTGAGCGTAATATTTAATATAGGCTTATTATCATCATCATCATCCATTAGCAAACCTCTCATCATTAATAATCCACCATAGATAGCGATCAAATGTTTAATTTCACGCATATTACGCATCATATTTACACGATCTATATCAGAGAGTTTATCAAATGCCTTTTTAGAAACAAAGCTCTTTAAAATCATTCCTAATGTATCTTTAAATAGAACTTCCTGTGCATCCATAGTAGTAGAATTCCAAAACGATAAATATCTACCTTTTACGTCTCTACCAAAAAATCCTTCTTTATTGATTAAATCTTTATCTAATCTTTGTGTTCCAAATCTATGATCAATAGCTTTAGGTAACCATGTCTTAAATAACATTAACATTCTTAAAGCAGCATTCTTTTTTGCCATCATTGGAGACTTATAATCACCATGTACAGTTGCATTAATTCTATCAATATATTTAGTTAATCCAAACAGATTAACTCCATGTTTATCTTCAGAAATAACTCTTGAATTTGGAGTATTTGTTTGTTTTCCCATTAATTCTTCATTCCATACAAGTTTTTCATCTTGTACTTTATATGCATCAAAAATAGATACTTCTTTACCATTTTTATCAAGAAGTTTTTGATATTGTAGAATAGCTAACATCAATGATCCTTGATTAAAATGTTCTGCTTTCTCTTGTAATATAGTTAACTTTTCTGAAAAAGACTTTCTACTACCATATTCATTGTCATGGATAGTTCCTAATAAATGTAATTTTTCCATAAAAGCATAAACTTTCTCAACTAACTCTGGATTATTTTTGGCACCAAAACTTCTTGCTGTAGCTGACATCATTTGAATCATTGCTTTATTCATAGTTTTTAAGTCAACATCAACTCCAGCAGATGCATAAATTAAGTTTGAATTAATACCAAAAAGTACGTTCACCCCAGGAGTAATAACGTTTGGAAATGACATTGCTTTTATATAGGTATAATTAATTAATGAATCAACTAATTTATTGCCTGTAATCATTTTACCAAGTTTATCTTTTTCTTGGTTAAATGTTTCTTCAGTTATCTTTTTATTAGATCTTTGTTGTTTTAGTTCAGCTAATTTTTGTTTTTCTTCATCAGTATAGAATTTAACTCCTGTTTTACCTTCTATCCTGGATTTTCTTTCATCATATAATCCTGCATCTTTAGCATATTCTAATTGTTTTTTAGCATTTGCAAGCTGATTCTCAATCTCTTTGTCACCAGGTTTTAATTCTTTAATAGTATTTAATAATTCAGTAGCAGCATTGCACATTGGTTCAATCTCTGTCTTATATTTATGTGCTAATGAATTTTCAGTATGTAAATTAATTATATTTAATAAATGATCTTCTTTTATCTGAGGTGGAATTCTATTCTGCATCATTCTAATTGGCACAGACTTAACTGGTTTTCCTTTTATATGAATAGCTGGAAATGTTTCACTAGCACTTTGTGATATAGAATTCTTTATACTATTACCAAGAAATCCAACTTTCTTTAAAAGACCTTTATTCTGCATTAATTGTTTTGCAAAATTAGATTCTTTCTCAGGCATATAAAACTCCTCAAATGCATTAAAATAACCTAAAGCTTTATTATTTTCATTAAATCTTTGTTTCATAAAATTATAGAATCCAAATAGAGTTGGATTATTCTTAATTTTATCAAACCTTCTATCTCCCCATTTATTAATACTAGGTTTTTCTTTAATTAAATATTTATATCCAGAATTTTTTTCTCCTTGTGCATACAAAAATGGAGAATGTGCCAACTCCCATTCTTCTAATTCTCTTTGAGCAAATTCTGAATTACCATATTTCATCTCAGTTATTTCCTGATAAGTATCATGGTCTTCTTGGTATTTCTCTAATAATTCTTTTTGAATATCTAATTCTTCCTGAGAATAACCTATATTTTTACTGGATTCAAAATTTCCTTCTTTAATATCTCTTAGTTGTTTTAAGTTTAAAGATTTAGAGTTATCTTTTAACCATTTATTTACTCTAGCATACTTACCAGTTCTATTTGCTTCATCAAATAATTCTTGTTTTTTTACATAGTATGAATGATCTATATCACCAATGATATTACCAGTCCAATCTCCATTATGTTTTTGTTTAAATATATCATTAACTTCTGATTCTGAAAATCCATCCTCTTTAAGTTTTTTGTTCCACTCTCTTACTTCTGATTTTTTATCAAACGATTCTTCATTAATATCACTTGCTGATTTTCTAATGATATCATCTACAACTTTTAATAATTCAATATGAGATTCACTTAATCCTAGTACATTAGACTTATAAATACTAGTATCTTTTACTGCATCAAATAACTCATCTTTAGAGAAATTATCTCTATAAGAATATCTGTTTGCATACTCTGTAAATAGTGTTTTAGCTAAATCATTCCACTCTCTATTTAATCTTGAATAATGACCAGATATTTTTTCTAATTCATTGATTAATTCTGGATCACTATGCTCTACAAAATCCTGAATGTCTATCCATCCTTGAATAGTAATAGAATTAAGCATTAAACTATCCATGAGAGCTAACATTTGTTGCTTTGTTTTTTCTTCTCTTAGATCTGCTTTTAAGATAGTATCAACATTTTCTCTGATATTATCAAGATTATCTTGTATTTGTACAGCATCATTTTTAGCAAACCTTTCTAAAATATTATTAGATGCTAAAGTAGTCTTATTTTCTTCAAGCTTTTTAATCTGACTCTTTAAATCAGCAATATTAGCTCTCATTTGTGAAGATCCACCAGTTTTTGATGCTCTCCTTGTTAATAATGCTAGTCTCTCATTTAAACGTTCAATAGCAGTATCTATTGCCTTAGTATCTGGTGATTCAATTGTTCCTACATCTGTATCAACAGGTTCTACTGCATATCCAAAATCTCCACCAGTATATATAGCATTTTCAATATTAGGTCTGAATACAATACTTCCATCATTATCAACACCAACTACATCTTCACTATATAGTTTATTAATAGCATCTTTATATTGTTTATTTTTCTCCCATGAATCAGATACTTTAAATGGATAATATACTGGTGAATTATTGCCATCTTTATCATATTTAGCATATCTAAAGAATTTGTTAGCCACTTGTCTTTTAATAGAATTAGGTGGTAACATCTCATCATATTTAGCATTAATTTCACCAGCTTGTCTTTCAACAAGTTTTGTTCCGGCAGCAAACTTACTATTGAAATTAACTTTAGGAACTTTTTGAATTAATGGAACTTTAGGTTCTTGTGGAGAATATTTGTAGTATGGCTCTAAGTCTTTATCTGAGACTTGAACATTACTATTTTCTGAGTAAAATTCTTTAGGAACCTTACCTTCAAATTCATTCCACAAAAAATAACTCTTAGCTTCACCATGTAAAGCCACTAAGTCAGACCATTTTTTTAATCCCTTATGGGGGCATATAATACTCATATTAATCTAAATATGTTTCACCTATATATTGATCCAAAACCAACATATCTGTTGTTAATTTACTGATATCCAGGATTGTATATGATTTATCCATCTCCTCTATTTGTTCCTTGCAATATTGTAGAGCCAATGTATGCAACATTATTTCTCCACGTTTTAAGGAGTTAATAGCTAATTCCTGACATTGCCTTGAAACTTCTGCTTCATGTTCTAATGTAGATTCTAATATCTCATAACAGCTTTCATAATTTGCTGGTGGAGCTTCTATAGATTGTAATTCTGGTTTAATTTTGAACGACAATAGAAATTCTTTAGCTAGCTTAGAATGTTTCCATTCTTCTTCTGCATATTTAGTATATAAAGCTGCAAAATTCTTATATCCTCTATCGTCAAACCATAAGTTCATACCTTCATAGATACGAGCAGAAAATTCTTCTTGATTTATCCTGTAATTAAGCTCTTTAATTGCTTCTTGACTTAAAAATTCTTTCATATTAACAAATATTATCTTTTATAAATTGACCTAATTCTTCTTCACTCATTTTACCAATTGCTTCTTGTGTATATCCAGCTTTCTCAAACTTACTTCCGTAAATATCCCAACTGTCAATAACAGATTTATAGGTTTTTGACAAAGTTATATCTTTATTTTGAGATTGCAAATTATTTTCATCTACGGTTTCGTTAGCTTCTAATTTTATATCTGAAATAATATTCTTAGGCATTGGTTCAGTTTGTAATTCTGCTAATTGAAATATATTAGCAATAGAAGCTTCCAACATAGTATCGTTTTTAACTCCAAACAAATCCTTAACTAAATCAATAAACTTCTGCATCATTGATTTGTTATTATAAGATTTAGATTCAAGATATTTCTGTAAGTTATCACTAACCATTACTTCTGAAACAAATTCATATACATCTTTTTCTGCATTACCAAATGATCTTTTATCTAGTTTAGATTTAGTTAAGAAATCATTATATAATTTATTAATATTGTTTTTTGCTTCAATTTGTTCTTTAGTTAATAATGAATCATTTGTTTTAAGTAATCTTAATGTAAAAGCATGTACTGTTTCATGCATAAAAGTACGCTGAAATCGACTATCAGAATCAACGTTAGTTTGGTTAACCAAAATTAACTTAGTTCCTGCATTATCTATAACTTTACCACGAAGATTATAATAGTTAGATACATTATGTTCTGGATTATCAGGATTCATTCTTTCTAATGTAAAATCAGAAATCTTATCTGAATTATCATATAACAGCTTGGCTAAGTTAGCAAACCTGCTATTTGATTCTGAAATCTTTAATAATACAGAATTTATTCCATTATCAAATCCATAATCTTTTAATATTGCTTCTCCTGCATGAATATCTTTAACTATACCTGCATCTGGATTTACAGTTCTGATTGATTCCAGTCTTGTGCCAATGGGATTGTTTGGCATAATTGTCTTATTATATGACAAATCTAAATCATATTCATCTAAGAAATCATCGCCAAGTCTATCCAACATTACATATTTACCATTTATATTCTTATAAACTTCAATTTGTTTTGTATCTTTATTATATTTTCTTGCATATAAACTATCAGTTTTATCATTTAATGTTTCAAGTTTATTTGGATAATGTTGGAAATATTGTTGAACAAAGTTACTTGATAGTTTCTGAACACTTGCATTAGATTCATCATTAAAATCAATATCTTGCAATGATTTTGCTAATCCAGAATTCATATAAAAATCAAATGGTATAAATCTACCAAAATCTCTTGCATTACGTTCTGTTCCAAATGTTGTAGCGTACAATATTAAGTCTTTAGCCAATTGTCTTGTTTTTAAATCATCAGATTGTAGCATTTTCAGCCAATCCATCTGCTTTTTATAATCATAATCAGCTTTAGAATCTTTAGCAGAATAATGTTCTACAGTTGCTGGAACTTTTGAGTCATAAGAGTCTTTTGGATTTAAGCTTTGTATGAATGAATTATTTGGCATTGATTCTTTAGCTTCAATAACTCTCCTTGCTATATTATTATCACCAAATAATAATGCTTTTCTATATTTATATATATCATTAATATTAAATATCTTCCTCAATTCTTCACTAACTAAAGCAGACCTAATTCCAATAGTAATATTTTCAATATCTTTATCTGATAAATCTCTATCTGTAATATCAGATATTTTATTAAATATAGTTTTTAAACTTGTGCTATCATATGGTAATAGATTCTTGCTTCCAAATAACTTAATAGTTTCTTCAACTCCTATATCATGAGCAACACCAGATGTTGTATTATTATATAAATTTTGAGTATTACCAATTAACTTAGAATCTAATTTTTGTGAGAAATTTGCACTTCTATTTATAACTCCTGAAAAATTACTACCTAAAAATTTAGTATCTACGTTTAATGCACTACGAATTTTTCTAATATCATCTGCTAATTCTTCATATACAAAAAAGTTTTGTATTACTCTTTTTTGTAAATCAGTATTTGTTTTAGTAGTATTTAAAGCAGACTTCATTTCTTCAGTATTGATATTTGATGTTGTTAATTCATCAAGTGAAATCTTAATTCCTAATTTATTTAATACTTCTTCTTTAAGTTTATTCTTCTTATCTGCTATAAATTCTGTATCTGTAAAATTGTTTAGACTTTGTAATTTATCAATGTATTCTTTAATAATTGGTTGATTAAGGAAATATCCAATTGTTTTTTCATTGAATCCAGTATCTGCAATTAACATGGCTACATCGAATGTATATTTATTAAGATTCATTGGGTATAAATTACCTTTATTGGCATTATCAACAGATTCTGTTTGAATATTCACTTGAACCGAACTAATTCTTCTACCATCAAATCCAGTAATTTTATCTAACCTAAATGCACCTTTAAATGCATGATTTCCATAAGTTATATTTGGATCAACTGTATTTGATTTTGGATTATATATTTTATTGTTCTCATTAGTTGATTCATTTAAATCTTCATGATCAGATTTATTATCAAACATTACTGCATTATAAATTAACTTACCATCTACAGCTTTAGGTTCAATATATAGCCCAGAATATTGATTATCTCTATGTCCAGTTACCCACAAGGAAGTTATGCCAATACCCAATTTCCCAGCAGCCTGAACATCAACCATATCTGAATGTAAATTGTCAGATAATAAAGACTTAGAATCTCTTTCTTGCTTTAAGTCTCCATTTGCAAGTTTATCAATTTCTGTATTATCAAGTGGATTTTTACTTAATTCCTGTACTTGTTTGTTTTTAAGTATTGAGTGATATATATCTAATAAATGATTTTGTAATTCTTCATCAGAATACATGGATAAATCACTTAAATTACCCATTTTTTGGAGTAGATTTGATTCAGCAGTATTTTTATGCTTAATCTTTTTAATCTTATCTGTATTGGAATCTTTATAATAATTATAATTATGAACATATAGTTTGTCAACATCAAAGTCACTACCCATTTGAGTAACCATTGCTGGTGGAACTATAACTAAATCTCCTGAAACTTTTGGCAATATTCCAACTACTTTTAATCTAATAATTGAACTAAATCCCTGAGTTGGAATCCTATATCCAATCATATTTAATAATTCTGGATCTATTTTATTTGTATCTAATAATCCATCCTTGCCAATATATTGAGTTAAATCTATGTCTTTAAATATAGATGGTAAGAATATTTCAGCATATAATTCACCATTTTCTTCTCTATAATCTAAACTTCCTTTATAATCTTTAGTTAAAATAATTCCATTATTATCACCAGCAACTCTCTTTAGAAAATCTTCAGTTGCCACTTTAAATCCCAATGATGAACCTTGTACGAATGATTTACCTGGTAGTTTGTTTTTAAGTATCTTATTTTTTACAATAGAATTCAATAATGATTCAATCTTATGAACCATAGGATGAAAAAATAATGGTATATTAAATACAGATCTTCCATTAGATAATTTTTTAGTTGTTAATGCTAACAAATCATTAATAGAATAACCTCTATCAAGACCTTCTTTAATCATCATGTCTTTAAGCTCATTCATATTTTGAATGATACCATCAGATTCTACTTTAAGTTTTGTTTTAAGTTCTTCTAACTTTCTCTGATACTGTTCTATGTGTATAGCATCTGATAACTTCTTTAGTTCAACAGCATTACCCATAGAAAATTCCATATCTGGAGTTAAATCAGCAAATATAGTTTTTCTCATTTGAGAACCTTCTAATATCTCAGATTTATTTTCATCATATGGAACATCCTGTTGAATACTAAATCCTTCTCTATTTAAAGTAAGAACAGTACCGTTAAAACCATTATTATCATTAAATGAATCTTCATTAAATAAATTTATTGCATTATGAAATCCTAATTTAACAGCAGTTTTTGGAGCAATTCTATCAATTTTATTATCTTCCATGAATTTCCTCATTTTATCTAATTCAGGAAATCCTTTAGTTAATTGAGATAATAACGGGAATGATGATGTTTTAATATAATATTGAGTTTCTGCATTAAAATTATTATCCATTTGAGATAATACCTGAACAGGTTTCATTGGTTGTATAACAGTCAATATTTGTTCATAAGTTAGATTATCTTTATTAGAAATTATGTTATCATAATCATTCTGATCTATCTTACCAATAGCTTTCATAACATTCAAATGCTCTTCAAGAGTTGTCCATTCTTGAGCATCAGCAAGTTTAATATTATTGTAAGCTTTAATCTCTTTACCTAATAATGAATTCTCTTTAGGTTCTTCAATAAATAATGTTTTATATGTAGGATTGTCAAATTTACCTTTTATTCCAGGAGCAATATCTTTAGATGTACGTTTAAATAAATTTACTAAACTTGCTTCTACTACTGGTTTCCAATTTGAATATTCTCCTGTAAATTTACCATCTATTTTTGCAAATAAAGCTGGATCTCCAGTAACCATCATAAACTGGTTAGCATAAGATGATGCATTATTTATTACATAATTTGTAGCCAAATCAGATAGTTTGCTATCATATTGCTTAAATGCTTCATCATCTACAAAATCTTGTAAACCAATATTCTCCCATTGTTTAATTTTAGATCCAATTTCTGATTCTAAAAATCCAAGCATTATATCTTTAGCTTTAGATAAATTAGATTCATTCATTATTATTTTACCTTCTGAACTACGTTTTAATACTTCATTAAGTTCTGGTATAAAGAAGAAATATCCACCTGCTCCCACGCGATTACCTTGATAATGATAACCTTCTATTAGTTTATTTTTGTCTTCAGTTTTATTGAAATCATCAACAGTTTGATTAATCCTGTTAATTTCAGAAGTTACAAATAAATCAAACAATTGCTTCTCTAAATTGCTATCTAATGTAAGTTTCTCATTTAAATATGAACCATTATTTACTCTGGTTCTTTGTGAATCTAATAATGAAAACGTTGTTTTATCAGATGGAGAAACAGTTAACATCATTGTTCTATCTACATTACCATTATTTAAAAAGAAACTTACTTTTGTAACTTCTTTTTCAAAATTATTTTGGTCTTCATATGATTTAGCAGTGCTACCTTTTTGAGTACTTTTTGATACATCAATATAAGCTAACTTAACAGCGTCTGAATTATTAATCCAAGTTGATTTAGATGAGAATGGATTGTTTAATTTCTCATTAAAAAAATCTGTATCATTTGAGTTGATTTTATCAATTGTATTGCTCAAATGATGTGTATTAACATAGGCATAATACATATTACCATTTGCACTTCTAAATGACTGAGAAGATGCATCTACATCAAACTTTTGTTCATAGACTGCTAATGATTTAATAGTTCCTTTGTTTGTTTCAAATATGTTTTCACCATTGTTGAACTTATTAAACATTGGTCCAAAATAAGCATTTATAAATCCTTCAAATGTTTCTTGATTTAATGCTTTACCTTTAAACTCTTGTTTAAAGTATTTTTTATTATTCTTGTTCTTAAAATCTTCTTTAATAGCTTTTAAAGCATCTTTTGACACTTTTATTCCAATGTTATTAAATAAAGAATATAATTCATTAATATATTCTTCTCCAGATAATTTTCTTAGATTTACAAAGTCATTATTTATTTTAGAGGCTTTAGTTTTGACTACTGTATCTTTATTGTCTTTGTTGATTAAGAATCCATTTTTATGACCAGTACTTACAAACTCAGTATTCCAATTATTAAATATTACATCTTTAGCACCATTTCTATTTGACTCTGTAACCTTAGTAATAATTTTACCATTATTTACTTCATATAGTACAGAATAAAGCTTAATCTTTTGTTTTTTGAACGTAGATATAAACTTGGTAATTATCTCTGGATTTTTAGCCCTTAATGAGTCTAATTTTGAATTAACTTCTTTTGCTATATAACTAACTTTAGCTAATTCTGAAAGTTCACTCATAATATCATCTGTAGCAACATTTGATAAGTTTTCCATTAAATAGTTAAAAACCTTACCAAAATCTTCCCTCTCAGTTAATCCAAATGCATTAGATATATATTTACCATTAGGTTTTACTTTTTTAATATCAGATAATGTTCTTTTGATTTGTGCAGATAAAGATTTCTCTGGATCTGTTTTATAGTTTTTTCCTTCTATAAATGATTCAGGCTTATCTTCTACATCTTCTAATGCTTCTTCATCTAGTAAATAAGCAGAATTAAAAGATAATCTGTTGTATTCCATTAAAACTTTATTGCCATATCCAATGAATTTAACACTACCATCATTATTTAATTGTTGTTCAAAATTATTAATAAAGAAATCAAGATTCTGAGCAATCTTAGCATTATTAGTTGCACCAATTGTTACGCCATTAGTATTAGCTTCTGATGTAGAAATATTTTGTGTTGTAAATCTATTAAATTTGTCTCTGGTATTTATTAATATTGATTTTACTTCACCTAATGCTTCTTTGGTTGTTGTTGGAGTATTTAATTCTCTTTTAGAATCAAGTCTTTGCAATAATATATTCAACATTGATTGAACCAATCCTGATTCTTTCTGAATATCATTTAAATTAGAGAATGAAGATAATGAAGTATTATTAAATTCTATACCATCAATAGGTTCATTTGCTTCATTTAAATTATCAATATCTAAATTAAAATCAATATTATTAAAATCTTCTATACTAAAAGTTTCATTTGTAGTTACAGTAGGAATCTCAGATATTAGTTCAGTTGATTGTTCTTCTACTACTTTATTATCATTAGATTGCTTTGGAGATTCCTGAGTTTGATTAAATTCGACATCTGATTTGATATTTTCATCAATAGTAATATTAGGTTGAGATACATAATATGGTTTTCCATCAGAACCAATCATTGGAATAACTCTGGTTTTAATACCAGATTTTGATAGAAAGTCTATGTAATTATCAGATACTTGTTCTAATTTACCATCTTTATATTCAAATCTTTTGAAATTATATATCTCACTATTACTAACAACCTGAATATTTTGATACATTTGATCTAATCTATTATTGAATTCTTTCAATAAAGATTCTTTAGAAGATTGTTGGTCAATTCCATTAAATGTAGTATAGTATTGTAATCCACCATTAGTCTTCTTAATTACTATTTGTTTATAACCTTTATTAGCAGGTAATGATATAACAACTCTACCAGATTTGTCTTTATAAGCAGCAAATACATTGTTGTTTAAATCTTCACCATTAGGATTAACTTTATCATCTAATCCTTTTGCAGATTCCCTAAGATTAAAATATTTACCTACTTCTTTATATACATTTTGATAAGTAAATCTAGGATCATCATTTGCATATGCTTCAAGAATAGCAAATACATTTTGTACATGATCATTATAAACTCCAGTAGGTTCTCCACTTGGAGTTATTTGTTCTGATAGTGGACTAACAGTTAATCTTGTACCAACTTCTTGACCATTAGCATTAGGTATAATTAAATATGGTAATCCAGGTGGTATTCTACCCATATTAACAGCTTCACCATTAGCAGTCATAATTGTATTTGACAATCCAGATACTCCAAATGATATTTTATCTCCATATATTGAATGACCACTAATCTTTAAATTATCAGATAATGATTTAGGTCTTTCAGTTTTATTAATCCAACCATTATCTTTACTTGTTACAGTAGAATATGATATTGATTGTTTATTCTTTTTATAAGCCTTAAACATTTTTTCACGTAAGGCTATAGTTTTCTCTTTAGCAGATGATTCTAAGTTAGTCCATTTGCCTTCTGATAAATCCCTTATTGCTACATATGGAGTTTTATTTGCTTCAAAATCTTCTACTGTAGATATATTGATTGGTAAATTTTCAATTGTTAATTTACCTTTATCTTTACCATCAATTACAACATGTTCTACTCCATTTTTAACTTTAATAAATTCTGTATTTACAGATAATATAACTTGTGAGTTTTCTTTAAATACATCTTCAGAAGCCATTTTAGCATCATACAAAGGCATTTTAATTAAATCACCATGACTATCATATTTATCTTTAAATCTTAAATTACCATTCTTGTCTCTATACTCAACAGATTCTTTAGCTTTAGTAGTTAATAAAACCCTGGGGTCTACTTCAAATAATCCAGTTCTATCACTACCATCATTCCTTGTTTCTAAATCATTTAATTCATCTTCTAATTCAGGAGTAATAATAGACTGATTATCAACTATAGGAGTTTCTTCAGTTATAGTTTGTTCTTCTGTCGTTAAAGGTATTGTATTGGTTAATACATTTGGCTGTGTATTTAATGCTGATAATTCAGAATCATATTTAGCATTGATTGCATCAACATCATTTTTGATATACATATCATACCAAGCTCCTTTATTAAGCCATCTATCACCAACTAAAACGCCTTGTAAATTGTTTCCATTAGAATTTGTTTTGAGCGCTTTTATTTTACCTAATGAAACAAATCTACTATTTGGATCAAAATATTCTTCTTCTGATGTTGCTCTTCTAAATAATTCAGTTCCCTTTTTTATATTAGAATCATGTAACATTTTATAAGGGTTAGCTATTTCAGCATTTCTTCTTTTCTCAATATTAGCTTTTTGGGCTTCAATATCTTCTGGTTGAGATTGTTTACTTAATTCTTCAATAGTTTCTGGATCTACGAGAGTAGAAGATTTATTACCTTCTTTCTTAATCATTGGTTTACCAGTTTTGGTATAAGATAATTCTCCAATGATTTCATTACCAGATTTAGTTTTAGCTTTGACTATTTTAGGTTCTTCTGTAATAGTAGAAAGCTTATTATCAATTTGTTTAAATAGTTCTTGTTTATGATTGTCATTAATAGTTTTCTTATTATCAGATTCAAGTTGAACTTTAGCAGTTTCTAATTCCTGCTTAGTCTGCATATTATTTACTTTATCTGATAACTTTCTAAAATTAGTTTCTTGTATAGTAGCAATTTTAGTCTTATCTTCCGATACTTGTAATTCAGCTTTCTTAGCTTCAATTACAGGTTTTAATTTATCATATACTACAGGATTATTCTTTGATATTTGAGATTCAAAAACTCTTAATTCACTTGTATTGTTAATCTTTTTTAATGCATCAGAATTAATTGCAAAATCAGATCTGTTATTTTCTGATTCTGATTCAGAAATTGCTGCTTGGACATCTTCTAATTTAAGATTATTAAATTTGTTAATTCTTTGTTGGGTCACAGCTTCTCTATAAACTTCAGATTTGATTTTGTTTCTGTTATATTTAATAATCTCATGTGAATCTCTTGGAGCTAATTTTTTAACATCAAATTTAGGATTTGTTTCTTTAATGGATTTTACAAGTGCATCATTTTCAGTTTTGATATTATTGATTTTTTCTTCAACATGAGATTTAATATTATCTTTTTCTTCTTTAGTTAAAGATTGTTCTTTTAATAATTCATTCTGAGCAGCTTTTAAACTTTGAATTGATATTAAATTTTCATAAACCTTTGAATGTTGAGCTTCTAATCCTGAATTATTTAATCTCTCAGACATGTACTGATTCATAACATCAACATCATCCTGATACATCTTATCTTCAAGTTGTGCTTTTACATAAGCAGATTTTAGTTGTTGATTTTGAAATCTTGGATCATTGGATAAGAAATTATCTTTCTCCTGAATAAATTTGTTTAATTCATTTGCTTTTTCAAGGCCAGACTTAACTTCTTCTTTATCTGCATCTGATAATTGTTCATTCTTTAATATATCTTCACTTGCAGATTGTATATTATTTATTAGACTATTTATACCTTTAATACCATCATTTTCATATGCATTAATAAATGCTTCTTTATGATTGTTATTCTGAATAGCCTTATATTCTGGTTTAGTAATAGTAGGATCTTCTGTAGATTTCTTAATTGTTTTATTAATATTTTTGAGAACTTTGCCACCATATCTTGCACCATAATCAAATACGATACCCATTAGACCACCTAGAAACTCAGATTCTTTAGCATCTTCTGTTTTCTGATAGTCTTTAATTCTTTGACCAACATCTTCTCCACCTAAAAATTGTTCACCAGTTTTTACTGAATGAGTAGCATCTACTTGAGCAAATCCTTGCCAACCTTCTTCAAATGTTTCTGATGCAGGTTGGAATATATGTTCTGCAATAGTCCCAACTTTAGATTCTTTAACTGCTTCTAATCCACCCTTAAGTTTTTCAAATGATTTTAATCCAACCATCCATTGAGCAACTTCTAATGGAGCTTTGATAGCATTTGCTTTATATACTAAAGATGCAGCTTCACCAGCCATCTCTCTTGCTGTATGATCTAATGAGCCATGTGTAATATCTTTAATGTGATCCATCTGTTGCTCAAGTTGAGACATTTTTTGTCTACGTCCAGCCTCTTTAACTGGATAATCTTCGTTAGATGGATTATATAAAGTTTGACTTAATTTTTCATATTCAGATTGCAATTGATCATATTCTGGTTTATATTGAGCTAATGATTTTTGTATTACATCTGGATCATTTAAGAAATTCTGATAGTTAGTTCTATAAGCATCTGTAGCTTCCACAGCTGCTTCAATCTTTGCAGAAGTCAAACCAGCAGTAAGTCCTGATATAGCATTGATTCCTTCTCCGATTTTATTAGTAGCCTGAGCAATTTCTTCTGCTGTTTTAGCTGCTTTTAATATTTTTGCTCCATATCCAGCAGATTTCATTATTCCAGAAGTTAATCCAGCTATTCCTATAGCCGGCAACATCATGGTCATACTTTGTCCAAAAGTATCTCCTTGTGAAGCCCACCAGGTTTTGTCTCCTAACTTCTGGCCAAGAGTTCCATTCTCTGCAACTTTTGATTTATAAATATGAAAAAACTTATCATTAACTCTTTCTTTTTTACCTCTAACCCATTTAGCAAATACATTATCAAAATCTCTTGAAGCCATATCATCTGTATTAAATAAGTCTTCAAAATCCAATAAATATCCTACTGATTCAATAGCTCCAAGAGTAGATTCAGTTGCAGCTTGTCCGAGAAATTTACCAATTAATTCTGCATTAGATTGTAGTCCAGCTCTTTTATATTGTAATTCATCTGGCTGCTCTACAACATCAGAGAAATTCAAATTCTTATCTCTTGAATATTCCCCAACACCATATTGACCAGCTTTAACAGGGCCAAATTGAGATCCTCTAATATTTTTAAATGGATTATTTGTTTGTAAAGGTTCAGTTAATCCAGTTTGTGGATTTATATTTTTTATATCAAATGGATTCATAAAATACTAGTTAATTTGATTCATTAAAGCAACAGAGTAATCTTCCAATTCTCCTATGTTTGCATTTGGTAATAAATTACCATTATTATCAAAATTATATTTATGTATTAATTCTAATGCTTCTTTTCTTGTTTTTGGAGTTTGTACATCAGAAGGAACAAATGAAGTTCTCTTAATTAGTTTAACTGCACCATTTTGATCTTGAGTAAAATCATAAGCTGAAATTAATTTACCATTACCGCCTTCATAAGAATAATCAGTTATACCAAATCCTTTAGCTGGAGAATTTTGATCTTTTCTTGAATTCATCTGTTGATTTAATCTTTCTATTGGCCTCATTTGATTCTTTATAGTTTGATCTGTAAACTCAATAGATTTGAATTTTTTATCTTTATAATCATAATAATTTGCTCTTAATCTTCCAGTTGATGGATTAAATGTAGATGCTTTAAAATCAGAGAATTTAAAATCACTTGGAAGACTTAACTCCTTATGTATTTTTTCAAATGGAACTTGTTTCATATTACCATTATCTTCTTTAACATATATATCAAAATTAATAGTTCCGCTATCAAGATTTTTATTTAATCTTTGTGTATTATAATAACCTTCAGTTGAAGTTTCTCCAAGTGGTATTAACTGTCCCTGTACTGCTGTTTCTCCCAAAGAAGCTTGAGTTGCAATTGCAAATTTATCTTTAGTTGACATTCCATCTAAATTAATACCATATTTTGTTTCAAATGTTTTTACAAAATCTTTAGCATCAGCAACAGTTGATTCTCCAGTAAGTTGTTTAGCAAGACCTAATGCTAATTTACTTTCTAAACTTGAAGCTTTACTATATAATCCGGTCAAATTCTTATATAATTGAGCAGCATGTAATACACCAGTTGGTTCAACTTCTGATATTAAGTTTGACACTGATTCTGGCATTTTAACATTCATTGCTTCAAATATAGAATTTAATACTGGAATCTTGTCTGAAATATTCCCCATAGTTTCAGACTCACTAGTTCTATACCCAGCATGTGCTTTAAATAAATCAGCTATTTTAGAATCTTTAAACTGAGGATTATCTAAATCAATATTATATTTTGTTATGTTATCAATTAATCCATTAATGCTCGATTGAGTTGATTTATCAATTATTGGATCTCCACTAACAGATCTTTGTAGTGAAAATGGAGTTTTACCACCAGATCCACTTTTACCATTAAGATTCTGAATATTTTTATCAACTTGATTAAATACAAATTGTGGAGAAGCTTGTTCAATTACTTTTTCTGCTTCAACCAATGCTCTTGGTTTCATAATTGGATTACCTTGTTTATCTTCACCAACTTGAACTTGTTCATTACTATACATGTGTTCAAAATATGGAGTTTGATTAAGCATAGATTGAGCCATAGATTCTTTTAAACTGTCTAATCTTGATTGACTTATTCCAGCAGATTTGTATCCTTTTAATAACTTATCCACATTGATTATACCAGCCTTAGCCAATCCAGCTTTTTCTGAATCCGTCCAATCTGATACTAAATTGTCAAATGAATTTGCTCTAACATTACTTAATTGTTTTTCAGCAAGAGCATACGTATCTGGTTTATATCCAAAATTTTGTTGGAATACTGATACGTCTCCAGTTTGTTGAGCTTTTAATAATTGCTCTTGTGGACTTAATGTGTTATTATTATATGTATAAAATGAATCAGGATTCCTTAATTTAGCTTCCTGTAACATTTTAGCCTGATTATTTTGTTCTGCTATATATTTATAAAATGGATTAGATCTTTCTTTAGCAATTTGTTTATATATATCATTTACAGCTAATCCATAATCTCCATTATAATGCTTTGAAACCATATCTTCAACATTTGTAGTAAAATCATTTACACGCTGTTGCAATATATCTGGAGCTTGAGTTTCCATACCACCAAACTGAGCTTCAGCTTGAGATAATTGCTGTCTTCCTGCATCATAACGCTGTTGCCTTTGTTGTAATAAATTTGCCCATTTATCAGCTTCAGAAGGATCATATGTTGGCTCATAAACCATATTAGCCTCATTTACTGGAGCTATATAGTTTTGCGTATATGGATTATAATTATTTCTATTTCTCATAATATTAATGCCTTGCAGTTATTTTCCTATTAGGAGTTTTCATACCTGAATAATATTTGAATTTTTCCCAATCAGTTAAATTATTTGGTATATCATAGCTCAAGTCCATGTTTGGTTGATATGCTTGAAGAAAATTATAATCATTTCTCATTTGTTGATTTTCTCCCATATATCCGGCAATTGATTGTCCAGTAGACTTAGCAAAATCACTCCAGATTCTATCATTCTGTCCACCATATTGAGATTCAATTCCCATTTTCATTTGTTGCTCTTGATTGCCTAACCTCATATTTTCTTCATCAGCTCTTGCTCTCATCTCAGCATTAGTAGTTGCTTCTCTTTGATATGAGTTCCCTAATAAACTACCAGATGTTCTTTGTGCATTTATTCTGGCTGAATTTGCTATATTAGCAGCTTCTGATGCACTTGTTGCATTCTTAGCAATATATCTACCACCAGAATCAGATAATGCTGCATTTGACCTAATATTAGTTCTTTCTCTACCTAAATCAATTTGTTGTGGATTTACCCTGCCTAAACTAATTCCAGATAACAAGCTATCCATTCTTCTTTTATTATTGTTTGCTAATAATCCAGAAGCTATAGCACTTGTTCCAATAGCAATTGCTGGCCCTAATACATTAGCTGTTGGTGAATAATTAAAACTATTATTAGTTTTTAAATCAGGAACTATATCATTAACAACAGTATTATCATTAAAATTTAATCCATTTTCATCAAATCCTTGTGAACTAAATTCATTTGGATTATAAAATGCATTATTTCCAAAATTAGAATAATCTGTATTAATTGGATTGTATGTACCAGAATTTTGTAAAAAATTACTATATCCATTAGTATCATTTGGTCCCCAATATACAGGCATACCATTACTATTATCAAATACATCCAGGAATCCACCATCAGCATGATGCCATTTTGCAGCATTTTTTGCAAAGTTTGCCATCTGTCTTACATGAGGGTCTTTACTATGTAAAGCTTCTTCTGTAGTTTTACCAGTACGTTTTTTATATTCAGTAAATCTACCTTCGTGCGACTTTTTTATATGTATTGAACCACCATTGCCATATTCTTGATTTGCAAATTGCGAATCATCTTCATCCTGATCATTTGATTCTTTAGGCTTAACTGCTTCTTGTTTTAGCATTAATTGTTTCATTTCACGATTAAATGCTTCATCAGTCATGGAATCTTCTCCAGGTTTTCTATTTTTATAGTATTTAGCCTTGATTCGTTTGGCTTGTTCGCTAAATGTTATCTTATTATTCATATTTTATAATGTAAGTCTATCGCTAAATATATATTCTTGTTTTGTCTCTGGATCAGTCCAAACTGTCTCATTATTCTCAACTTTGCCAACTGGTTCAGTATTGTTAATTACTGATGGATTTCCTAGCTGATCAACCATTATACCACCTTGAGATCCACTATGAGTCTGTCCACTATAAGTTCTTAGTTCACCACCATTGGCGTATTTAATTTGACCTCTATTATATAAATCAGTAATAAATTTCTTAGCTTGTATAGCTTTGTCTAATGGAATCTGAGTTGTTGGAATTAATCTATTTACTCCTTTATTATCAGTAGAAAAAAATGTTCTTGGTGAACTATTTAATGTTTCTTTAACAGCAGCTTCTTCAGGTGAAGTTGCTCCAGTTCTATTATAGATAAAGTTTTGAGTAGTAGGAGTCAAACTTCTATCTACTGCATTAAAATATTCTCCAAATGGATCTGAAGTTGTACCAAATGTTGCAGTTGCTAATTGATTAACTCTATTATATGGAATGCTTAAATTTCTATTTGGTTGTGTAACAGTTCCTACATTATTAGGCTGAATTGGATTTAGTCTACCACCACCTGCAAAATTACTTGTACCACCAAAATTATTACCTTGAAAGTTGTTGTTAGATAATCTTTGATTGGCCATATTAATCCTATTCCTAAATTGCATTTGCTGCATCTGTTTTTCTTCCTCACTAGCTTGCTCATCTTGCTGATAGTTATTCTGAACGAACCCTCCAGCAGCTCCACCTATAGAAGCCCCCATAGCTCCACCAGCAGGGCCACCTAATGCAGTACCTACAGCAGCTCCACCAATACTACCAATTGCTCCGGCATGTTCACTTAAAAAATCATTAATCTTACCATGAGATAATTTGTTTGCTATTAATCCAGCAGGTCCCATCATCATACTCATGCCATTATCCTTTAACCAATCACCGAATGCATATTGTGGAAGACGTTGTTTATACATGTTATTTATATTTAATGCAAATTTATATATTAGGTTATTATTTTACAAATATAATATCTATTCAAACCAATTATATTCGGTAAAGTTTACAATCAAATCTCTAAAGAAAACTCTGTAATTATCATATACAGTATGCCCTAATCCACCATCAAATCTACTATTTGTTCCAGTTTTAATTGTAACATATAAATGATCAGATAATATTCTTGAATTAGTATCTGCATAATCTCTTAATTTATTTGTTCTGTATTTTCCAAATTTTAATTTAGTATTACTGGAAAATCCAAGCCACCCAGAATCTTGAGTCTTAGTTTGGAATCTTATTGAACTCATAAAATCTACAGGTAGCATACCAGAATCAAACTGTTCTAATATAAATTCTATTACATTATATAGTACAATAGATTCATCTTTTGTTGATATTAAGAAGGTTATTTCACTTGGATATGATGCAAATGAAAATCTATTGTAATTTCCATCATTTAAAACCATTAGATCTTCTGAATTATTTAATACTAATTCATCATACAGATCTTCTCTGTTAATTTCAACTGAATCAAGTAATTGATCTGCATAAGTATATATTCCAGTAAACTGTTGTATTCTTTCATTATAAACTAAAGCATTCCAGGATGTATCATAGTAGAAAAATAATACTTCATCATATTTTCTATTATACATTACAAATCCATTTTCCCAATCTTTTACTCTTGTAAGACTATCTACATTCTTTGTGATAGATATTTTCTCTAATCCATCACCAAATCTTAATAGTTGTTTTCTAACACTATCTATGATATATAATCCCGTATTTGTAGTACATACATGTCTATCGCTACTTATACCATTTTTAATTGATATATAATCTCTTCTTGCTAATAAACCAATTTCTCCTACTATTAAAGTAGATCCATCTGTTGTGCTAGTAGATGCTTTCTCATTAGTAGAAACTACACCAAATGCATTCTGTTGAAAAAAGAATAATCTATCGTTAAATACTTTAAGCAATTTAATTTCTCCATATTGACCATCTACATCTATATAGTTTGATGGTTGGATTTTTAAGAATGAATCAGACTGTTCTCCTATAATTTTATTTTGAGAAGCAATAATTCTGGCATTAAATTCATTAGATGTGCTTGATATATCTTGTTTTGGATAATGTTTAAATAAGTCTTGTTTTCTTGAGTAAGTATTATTGTATAAATATAGATCAGTTTCTTGGGTAAACAATGTTGCGTCTCCATCATTCGGAAAATATGTTTCATAAACTCCACTATATTCATGTATTGCATATGATGAATTCTTTGTATATATTTTTGTAAAGAAATCATCACTTCTTAATGCAAGATTTATATTTGTTATTGCTGGAAATATTAGTATTTCAGGCATAGCCCATTTATTTTGATCATGTACATATCCAGTTGTTGTATTTTCACTTATCAATCTGAGGTACTCAAATAAGCCTAAATAAGCATCTCCATATACTTTTTTAGTAGTATTAGTAAATGAACTTAGTGGAATATATCCATTATTTTGTCTTGCCTCATATGATGCACCACCATATCTTGATGTAAAATTATCTACATATGTACAGCCCCAATATATTTTATCATATGCTGGAGTTACTCCAGCTTGTGCAATAATTTGACATCTACCTTTATTAGCATATCCAATAATCAGTACATCTGGATCTGTATATCCAGAATCATATTTGATAGAATAAGCTGTTCTGTGTAATGTATTAGAACCATCAAGGGAAACTTCTTCTTCAATATCAATATTATAATCTATATCATATTGATTTACAACTTCAGTTCTTGAAGAATCAGCATTAGTAGTCCAATCATATATTTTATAGACTAAAGCTTTATATTTATTAGTATATCCACCTTGAACATCTACAATGTCTCCATATTTAAATATTTTGAAATATTTATAATCATTTTTATCGCCAATACAATAATTTGGACTTACAAACTCTAAATTCTTACTAACATATGAAGACCCATCTTCATGATCATTTGAGTAATACTGTAAAAATACTGGTCTTAAATGCGTATCTGTAGATGAGGATTTGTGTAAAGTATTAAATAATCCCCAATATACACTTCTATCTGTATCAGTTATTGGAACATAAACTATTCTCCATTCATAAGCAGCTCCTGTATCTGGATCAGTAGGTATATTACTTACTGTAAATGATAAATTTTGTACTCTAAATCCTATTTGTTTACCACCATAATAAACAAACATATCTATATTATAGTCATAGTTATATTTGTAATCACAAATCCATTTTGGATAAGAATATTGACCACCTCTGGATCGTTTAAATTGTATTCCAAGCCTATATACTTCTTCTGGAATAAATGATTTATATCTCGAATCTATAATCGGATTGGAGTAATTGTCATAACTCTTTGTCGTAAAAGCAGATAATCCACTAGCTTTTTTAGCATACCATTTTATATTTTCATTTGAATAATCGGGATGCACTCCACCAGTATTTATTTGAGTAATTGTAATATTCAGTCCAGAAGCCCCCATTGTAGAACCATCGCTTTGATATTTATAAATATCAGTAAGATTTCTACTTATATCATTTGAAAATACAGCACAATCATGATCAGTTGGTACATCTTCATAATTAACAGATGAATTATCTATATCAATATGTGTTGAAAAATCTACATCATATATTCTTGCTATTGGTGTTGAGCTAAATCTATAAGCCCTTGCGTCCCAATATCCTCCAGGAGCAACTTCATCTATGTCAAAATATTCTTCTGTATAATTAGCTATAAATAAATGATTGTTTTTTATTTCAAGTTGTCCATTTATGCTATATAAATTATTTATTGCTATAAATTCCTCAGCAGATAATTCTAATATAGCATTGCCAGTATCATTTATAGTTAAACTATCTGTTGCAGAATTATCATATATTAGTTTTATTACTGGTAATGATACATCATCTATATAATGAATAGAATATACTTTAACTCTACTAAATGATGAATCTATTGAACTTATAGTAATATTAGTGCCTTTATCGGAATTTACATCAAATCCATACCCCTTATAGTCATAATCAGTAGATAAATTATCATTAGACTTTGTGAGATGAAATGGAAAACTTAATTCACTTAGTGCAGTTTCTGCTCCGATAGAATTAACTAATTTATATGCATAATATATTTTACCACATAATAAATTTCCACTTACAGTTTGATTGATTACTGGTATAGATAAATCAGAGTTTGGAGTAGCAATTAAATCAGAAGCAGAATAAGCACTTGGATCGTTTTTACCAGAAGTATATATTATATTTAAAGCTCTTAATGGCTCTCCTGCTGTAGTCCAATATATCTTAATTGTTTCACTACCTTCATAATATGATTTAACTTGAATTTTTTCATCAACATCAAAACCAAAATCTCCAGATATAATTTTATGACCAGTCCCAAATCCTGACCAATAATATTGATCTGGAACTAATGTAATAGCTCCTTCTCCATTTAATGGCAATGCAGATTCTTTAATTAAGCATAATATATCAGTAGTTGGATATGTAGTTTTTTTTACAAATAATATAATATTGTCAAGTATCTTGTGTATTTTAATAATGCTATATGTAGAAGTAGAATTTAATATAACATTAGGACCTTTAATATTAGTATATTGGCCAAGATTTAGTTCTTCTGCACTATTAGGGCGAAGATTCTTGGCCATATATAAATTATCATTGTCTCTAACATTAAATGCAGAATCTACATCTATACCCTTTCTGGGCCTGTATATATCTTTAGCCATGTATTGACGTTAAATTAATTCCTTCTCTATCTGAGTATCCTTTAAATCCAACTCTTTGTAAATTTGGATCTCTATGTAACCTATTAATCCTACTTCTTATTGCATCCCAATCATCTACTGAACCAATAGCAGTTTCACTTTTAGCAGAAGCCATATGAAACATAGATTGTTGTTTTACAATTTCAAATTTCTTATCAATGATTTCATCTCTCATCCACATACGTTCTGCTACCATTCTTTTAATATATGATACTACAGCACGTACAATCTTAAAATTATCTTCAATTAATGGAGAACCATCATTATCTATTGGAAATGATTTATATGCTAATTCTATTACCCCTGTTTTAAATCCAGTATATATAAATCCATTATTTACTTTATATGTTCTATGCTCCATTTTATAATCTTCATAAGATATTAAAGATAAATAAGCATCAGTGTTCTCTTGCGGAACTCCATCTACATATACAACAGAAGCCCCTGTTGTCTCAAAATTTAATGGTTTAATTGTTTCTCCAACTCTATCTGAATCGTAATAAATATCAGTCTCTTTAATCAATGGAAGTTTACTATAATAATCTCTGATTCCACTTTCAGTCATATCATATAAATCATAAGGCAATTCTGCTCTTGCATTTTCAACTGGAAGTATTGCAACCCTATCTACATAATGTGCTGGATTTCCAATTAAACTAATAGCTTCCCAAGCCCATTCTTTAGCTTCTTCCTCAGTAAAATCATTGAACCCACTTCTATGGGTTCTTTCTATAATATCTTGTATGTTTGTAAATTTACCAGTTGTTGCCATAATATTTTATTCTAAGTATCCAGAGATTCCATGTTGTTTAATAAACTTTGCTAAAATTTCTTTAGTAGTTCTTGTTGCTTTATATATATATGCTGTTTGGTTTTTAGCATTTGAAAATCTTTTATCCCAATAAAACCTTACACTATATCCATTTGTATCATCATTATGATGTAAAAATATTTTCTTATTAGGGATTAACTTAATTTCTTCATCTGTTTTATCTGGCCATTTTTCTCGCCAATAATCTAATGTCTTTTTCCAATTTGGAAGTATATGTCTTGTGACTAGTTTACCTTCTTTTAAGTAAGGTTTCTTCTTACGTTTTTGTATTCTTAAATATCCTAATCTATATGGCATCTTATATTCTAAAGCTTCATAAACTACAGCTTTCATGATGCGTTCATTGTATTCTTTTAAGAAAGCTACATATACTTTATATGTAACTGGAGTTTTAACTTGTGATTTATATTCTTTGTATAAATCTCTTAATCCAACATCTGCATTATTTTTGCCAGTAGTTCTTTTAAAAGCCATCAATTACTAGGATTTGCCATTTGTTTAGAAGTATCACTTGAATCATTAACATCATCTACTGGTTGAGTAGATTCAATTCTAAGTTTATTTTTAATTACAATTTGTTCAATATCATCAATCATATCTAATGCTACTGGATAATTTGAGTCATAATCAAATGCCCCACTTAGATTAGCATTCATAAATGTAAAATATTCAGTTGGTCTTTCAAATACTGCATCTACATCTATATATTTAACTCCTTTAAACAAATCTCTTTTTGTAACCAAATATAAATATCCATCTTCATAAAAACAGAATATATTCTTTTGATTAAATTTACCATTACCAGAATATATAGCTTGTTGTGGCGTTACTACTGTAAAATTGTTACTTAATACAGTAGCAGCACTAATACGTTTTACCATTGGCATGCCAGAAGATTTTTCCAATAGTTGAGGAATCTGTAATTTAGTTTTCATCAACACCTTATCTGATTGTATAATTACATTAGAGGCATTTACAGATTCTATTTCAAGAGATTCTATTGATTGTACAATTGCTTCTGGTAATTGAGTTTTAAATTTACTACCATACCTTCTTTTGATTAGTAAAGCCCTGGTATTCTCAATATCATATCTTATATCAGCTATATCAATAGAACTATCATCTGATACTTTTGGAAGTATTATATTAAAGATTCTATAGCCTAATTCATTTAATGAAACGCTCATTTTAACTTAAATTTATATTCATATTGCAAAACTAATCCACTTCCCACAACATTATATCCTATTCCAAATTGGTGTTGATTAAATTGATAGCTAATAGTAGGAGCAACAAGTTGCTTACCTACTATAGCTCCAATACCAAGATTATTGTGGTCTTCAATAATACTTGTCTTTCTGTTGTTTAGAGAATATCCTTTGACTTCGTATAATCTGTTCTGAGTAACTTTAACCCTTATCCAATTTGTAATAGAAGAATCATTTCTTAAACTAATACTATCATATGATATTATTTTAAAATAATCTGTTAATATTTTAGCAGTATCTGTTGGTAAAAATACAGTATCATGTAACCATGTAATACTATCATATGGAATAGAATCTATTCTGTATATTAATGAATCATATGTAACTTTAACAGTATCTATTTTAATATCTCCAGGAATTGTTACAATAGTTTGCTTCAATAGGGTTCTTGTAAAAGATACATACATTAATATTGCTATAATTATTAAATAAATGATTCTTTCTGATTGTTTCATGCTACAAGTAATTTAATATCAGTTTCATCTTTACAAATCTTATTTAAAATATTAATAGCTTCTTGTGAATGTAGAATATCTTTTATTCCATCATTATTAATATCATCAACTAATCCACCAAGTAATATACATCCAGCAGTATTATTATAAAAATTTCCTGAATGTATAAGAATATAATCTCTATCTTTTACATCTTTAACATGGAATGTATTAGGGTGATCTTTACTATTCCAATGCTCAACATTATATGATCCTGTTGGAATACAAGATTCATTCTTTTTATTATTTAACCAAGGTCGTTCAAGAGTAACAAATCCACCTTCAAATTTACCATTCTTTAAAACAATACATGTTCCAATAACTTCTTTATTAGTGTATTTCTCCCTATAGACATTAATTTGTATCATCTTTTTTAAACTTTAGTAAACCAGCAGTTAATCCTTCAAGTAAACTATCTTTTGCAGCCATAAAGGTCCAGGCTAATAACCACATTGGTATTGCTTCCCAAATACTCATTTTATTAAACCATAAAAAAGCTAATCCAGCTAATCCTATAATTCCACCTATAATTGTAGTTAACCAACTACCTAATAATCTATTTTTCATATATTTTATATTTTAATCAGGAAATTCGTACCAAAAATTAGTTTCAAGAATATGGTTAAGTATTTGAACAAGATTCTCAATATCATCTTTGGATAATCCATTATCATCATCAGTAGGTGCTGTATCAACATCATACCTACTAAAATAACTTCTAATAGCTTCCACACAAATAGTTGCTACCTTAAACTTCCTAAGCTCCTGTTCTTTAACTTCAGTCAATAGTAAAGCATTTGCAACTTTATTTGCATAATCACAATAAGAATCTACTATACTATACTCAAATTCAGTCCTTGTTACTATCATCTTTTGGTTCTTTATCTTCTAATGTTTCCATATATATTTGATAAGCATATTGTGCGTAATTTAATGCTCCTTTATGTTGATTGATCTCAGCATACTTTTTTGCAATTGCATCTTTATTAAATTTAATGTCTTCTAACAATTGTTGATCAAATGTTAATTCTTTTTTTGTTTCATCTACCTTAGTTTCTGTTTTTTTAGTTGCCATATTGTTCTAATTTATTAGTTTAGACAAAAATATAATTAATGTATATAGTTTGCAAATAATATTTATATACTAAAAAGATATTAAACACTCCCCTAATTATTATTACACATATGTGCAACAACCTTTTGTTGTTAACGCTGCCCATGCGGTATTGTCGGTTACTTCTGGGATTACGGTTCCGTTTTTTAAGTGGGTACACTTCCAGTTTGCAGCCGTCCATACTTGGGTTCCAATTTTAACCGTCGGGTAAATGTTCCCATCGTAGTCGGTCATTGTTCCGGGGTCAGTTGAATCGTTTTTTATTAATCTAACAGATGCTCCATATTTTTTATTAACAGAAGATTGAATAAATGAATATTCAGAAGAAGTAGCTAACCAGTTTTGGGCAGTATTAATATCATTTTCGGTTATAGTATTTAATCTTCCATAAGTTTTAAAATTCTGAAATATTCCACTATTGTTACGTACTCCAGCCCCCAAAAAGCTAAATCCATAAGTATCAATAGAAGGATTTGGAGGATTCCAATGAACCGTCCCAACTTCTTTAAGTATATATCCAGCATTAGTGTCTCCACCAAGATATATAACTATTAAATCTATTAATTGATATGTTGTAGGAACAGACCATCCAGCAGGAGCAAAATTAGCATCACTAGCAGCATACCAATTGTAAAGTAGTCCATAACCTGGTTCAGATAACGCATCTTCCCCTAATTGTCTTATAAACGTTGTAGCTCTCATTATGCAAATGCTTTTCCTAAATTCCAAAAATAATTCGTACCATCATAATACCATCCTAATATATCTTTAGAACTTGCAGCAGTACTTAAAGTTAACGATCCACCTTCTGTCAAATGTCCACTTGGCAAGGCTAAAGTCCAACCACCAGTACCATTTTGAATCACTGTCAAAACACCGCTATCCCCAGCAGTAGCAGCAGTACTCCAAGTGAACGTAGTAACACTTTCTGTTAATGTAACTCGTGCATTATATCCAGAGGCTATATCCATTGTTAATGTGGATGTAGATTGAGTTAATGCTTGTGGAATTTGAGTATATGATTGTACATTTACCCCTAAAATTAATCCAAGAGAAGTTCTTCCGGTTGCGGCAACTAAACTTGTAGATCCACCATCCCATCTAAGATTATTTGTATATGCAGTATCCCATTCTGTTTGCTTTGCTGAAGTTGGTATTGCATATCCAGTGTCCATAGCTAAAGCTAATGTTCCAGAAGTTGTTATAGGAGAGCCACTTATTGCTAATCCTGTTGGAACAGTCATTGCTACAGATGTAACACTTCCAGTACCGATCAATTCTGCTAAAGTTTTTGTTCCACTAACTACATCTGTAAATGTCATATTATTTGACCCATCTTTCTGAATTCTTGTTGCAGATGAAGTTATATTAACTATAGTAGAGGTTACTTCATTATCTTTCAACAATACGCTATCTATAGTTACTCCGGTAGCAGAAGTTTTTTCAACAATGGTATCAACACTTATTGGAACATTTGATATTATATTTGTAGCATTTATTTGCAATGTTTCAGTTGAAGCTATATAAACTCCAATTATGTTTGTTGCAGATGCTGTTATGTAACTTACTCCAGTATCCCATGCCAGTTTATCTCCAGTTGGGAGCAATATATCATCACCAACAGTTGCTGGACTAACTGTTTCAGAACCTCTAGTCCAATATATAGATGAACTTAATCCACGATCTCTCCACTCTGATCCAGAATAACTGTAATACCATTCTCTATCTGCATTACCATTAATGTCTAATGTTACAGTTACAGATACGCTCGCTATAGTAGCAGATGCATCAAATGAGACAACAAAATTAGCTCCATCAAATTCAACTATATCATTATCACCAACTCCTGTAATTACACCAAAATTACCATTTAGATTAGCTGAATCTAATATAATATATCTATCTCCAGTTGTTGGAGAAATCCCGGGGTCTAATGTATTATCCTCTTGCATTGCAAGTGCATAATCAAGCACGTCTATTGTTCCTGCAAATTCAGTAACATCTTTAAAAGTTCCATCCCATGCAAGAAATTGATTAGTAGTTCCAATAGTTGGAATATGTCCTGAATTACCGTATAATACAGAGTGATCGTAAGCCCAATCTGAACTTATTGAATGATCAGTGTTTCCAGTAACAGGATATGTATCAATTGTCATTGGAGTTGCAGAAATAACATTATCAACAATTGTAATATTATCTCCAGCAGTAATATTAGTATCTGATATATCAATGATATCAACAGTTAATTCACTTCCAGATGCAGTAATATAAGTTCCGCTTCCGCTAGTTGTAATATTAGCAGTAGAATCAGTCCATTCTGGTTCATCAGAAGTATTTACCCAGAGAAATTTTCCTTGGTCTGTAGTAGGTGTTATAGTTGGTATATGCAACAATGTATCAGCAATATGCGCTGGTATTGTTGTGTTTATGTAAGTTAAATTTGCATCAGTTACATGTTTTACATCAGTAATTGCATTTGTAACCAATGAATTAATATATGCAGCCTGAACTCCAGTTGTCGTTGAAGTAGACGGTGTTGCATCAAATACTGTTGAGTTTGCAATTATTGTTTCAAGTTCTATCCATGAATATGTTCCTGCTGATGCTCCAGATGATAAAATTGCATATTGTGCAGCCCCACTATTTGAAGGTACATGTTTATTTCCATCTGTATTTAAATGAGTTAATACTCCACTTAATAAATTTAATGGAGAAACTACGCTTGTAATTATACCAGATGTATATGCATCATATTGAGCTTTTAATGCAGTAGTGAATGATGCAGATGTTGCATCTAATACAGCCTTATTTGAGTGTGTATGTGAGTTATCTACAGCAGAGTTAATAGATGCTCCACTTCTATCAATAGCGTCTAAATATACCTTGTTTGTATGTGTGTGACGAGCTGCTGTATTTAATGTTACCTGATCTGATATTGCAGTAGTCAAATATTTATTTGTTCCACCCTCTGCTAAATCATCAGTAGTGAATCCAGATAAATCACTAAAGTGAATTGTTGTATCAGAAGTATGTGAAGCTAATGCATTAGTAGCCCTTAAATTAGTAAAATATAAGTTTGTTCCTTCAGTTAAATCTGTAGTAGTTTTACCACTAAAATCTGTATCAAATAAACTACTGGAGTAATATAAATTAGTTACACCTTCAGATAAATCATCTGTATCTTTTAATGCAAATGCTGTATTAAATCTTGTTTGAGTCCAATATAAATTTGTATCTTCTGTTAAATCAGCAGTTGTTAAGTCTCCAAATCCAACAAGTTTTAATTTATTAGATACAACAGAAAATTCTCCTGTTGTTATTTTTGCACTTAAAAATCCAGGAGTAGAATCTAATGCAGTAGCAAGAAATTTATAAGTATCTCCTACAACAATAGAACTACTTGCAACCTGTTGTTTTGTATCAAGCTGAAGTTGTTTTTGTGGTGCAGTTGATGCTGGTATAACTATACTACTATCATTTCCTAATGGTGGAGTATATGATTGACCTAATTGAACAGACATAATTTATTGTGTTAGTCTTTGTAAAACTTCTAAAGTATTTAATATTTCATCTTTTTTAGCTACATATGCATCTGCTGTCATTGAATCATATAAACATTTCTCCAATAAAATGTCATCAATTGGTTTTGTGTAATAATTATTTGCTGATAAATATTTTACAGGAACAGAAGCTAATTTTGAATATATTACATTTTTAATCTGCATATCCAGTAATAATTCGATATTTATAGATATTTCAGATCCATCACTTATAGTATATTCAATTTTCCAGATACCATCTGGAAATTCATTTATTCCAACAGCTGATGCATCTAATGATGGTTCAGATCCAAATACTAATGGAAATATTAACAATGATGCGTCTCCAGCAGCAGCAGTAAATATTGAAATAACATCTATTACTATTGGATCAGTATAATCTGTTAGGTCTGGAGTTTTGTATGAAATTGATAAACTTGCAGATACAACAGAAGCTAATGCTGGAACACTATCGCTACCCCAAGTTGAGCCATCTGTAAGATATAATATTTTACTGTCGTTTGTTTGACTGTTTGTTAATGTTAATGCCATAATATATATATTTAATAATATTCATTCTTAGGAGATTCTTCTATCTTCGCATCTCCAATATGTGCGCTCATTCTATTCTCAAGAACTGTTATTCTTCGTTTATCTTCAGAGACTGTTAATTCTATTCTATTAATATCATTTTTTATTTGTTTTATCTCTGTAGAATTTACTTCTGGTTTAATTAACAATGTATTAATTTTAGTAGTTAAATTCCACCATACTAATCCAACCATTACTATTGTTGGAAAATTGTTAGATAATGAACTCTTAATGTCCTTGAGTGTTAACATATTTTTATTAGTTAGTTGTTATTTGAATATAGTTAATGATTTGCTTTGTGAATTTTTATTTGCTTTTTTAGATAACTTGAATTAATTTACCTGTCTTTTATAAAATAATTACTTTTACGTAGTTCAGTCATTTGATTTTTTTTGTTTTTAAAATAATTTGAATTAATTTATTTTATTTTTAAATATTCAACGCCTTCATTTTTTCAATAATAAGTTTTGCAATAAATTCAATACCTACCGCACTCATGTGAATCTTATCTATTCTGAACGTTGATGCGGTTGCATCTTTTGTTTTGAAAAAATAATCAAATTCCTGAAATGCTAATGTATCCGCAGGAACAGTTTCCCCTTCAAGATACGCCCCTTCAACATCTAAACGAATTGTTAATAATGTACCCGAATCGACACTTATAACAGTGTATTGGCTATTATTAGTCATGTCACCAATTCTTATTAAGCCTGATTTTGCAGGATAATCTGTAATTGAATAGGTGTTTTCGGTAGTTAAAAACGTTGCATCAGTAACTTCAATTTGAACATTAGCCCCGACTGCTGGCTGAACAAACGGAGTAAGTGTAACAATATTATTAAAATTATAATTATCAATTGAAAGCCTGCGATTGTTTAAAAAATGGTCTCCGTAAATGGACAAAAGGGACTCCTCTAACATTCCGTAATATGGATAATATGGGCCATCGTTAAACGAAACACTATACCCCCCGTTTACGGTTGTCATGATTATATACCGATTATGAGTTAAATGTGAAACCATCTCAGCTATATCAGCTAATATGACATCAACAGCGGTACTATTATTTGAACCAACCCAGATTATTTGGGTTTTAGCATAATCAGCGAATAGTAAATATTTTGCTTTAATTTCCGTTGAAGTGTACCCGCCATAACCAAACACAGTGAATGTGCGATTTAATCTTTCTCCCATAGTTGGAACTGCTGACCACAACTGATTACCAAGCGAATCACCCCAACTCTGAGCGGAAAATAAATTATGATATATAACTCTTAAACGGGTAATTGCTTCCCCTACTTTAGTCTTTTTAAGATTTAGTGAAGTTGCAGAATCAATATCTGAAAAGGTCAATTGTTTAGGCGTACCACTTTCATAAAATTCAAATACCAATTTTTTTATATCTGCATCATCAGGAAACGTAAATAGATTTTCTAAATAATCGGTTATCCCAGACCCAGCAGGATAAGTTAATACGTTTCCATTTACATCATACCCGGGATTACTCAAGTCCGGTGGAATAATATCTGAACCAGATAAGGAAAAACCATGTGTTAAAGCAAATGGTTCACCATCAAATACAGCATCCCGGATAGTTGATTTCGTTCCGTAAACTGTTGCATTATGTCCTAATCCTGAAACGTCTAATAAATAATCTAAACTTGATTCAAAACATAGATATTTAGCTACTAAAGCACTGTTAAAACTTAATTCTGTGTAGGCAAAATCAAATAAGGAACCAGCTGAATACTTTGACATATAGAAGTCTGCTTCGCTTAGCCCAGTCCATTCTAATATATTTGCATTTGCGTTTATAGGAGTTCCATTTATTGTTAAAACAGGTAAATTAACTGTAAGTCCAGTCCAATAAAATTCTACAAAACAATATTCTCCAGGTATTATTTTATCAACCATACTTCCAAAATTTCTTGAAGCAACAGTTGTTCCATTCGATGATTGTACATACATTGTTGATAAATTCAAATACATTCCAACGCCTTTTACTGCACTAGAATTTCCACCGCATGAAAACAAATAATTACTTGAACTATCAAAATTTAGTATTTTTATCCAACCTTTCCACGATATCGGCTGTTGCCCGGTTGACCTAATGCCTATTATTCTTAAATAATTATCCGTTCCATTTAGATGAACTGCTGTATTGTTCAGTATCGTCAAGGAATTATCGTTTCCTGAATCATCAGGGAATATGTAATCAGTTCCTGATAAAACAGGAGCAGACCCAAACACGTTTAGGATAGTCTTTAATCCATTTGTAACACTATTTGAAATTGAATTTCTTAATGTAAGCCTCATTTTCTTTCTGCTTTAACCAATAGACAACTTCCAGCAGACACTGTACAAGATGTTAGTCCAGGAGTTGGTAAATAATCACCAGGAACTAAAGTTAAAGTTACACTATTTAAACTACATGGAGAAGTTGTATCAAATGTTACTGTAGCTATAAAATCATCTCCAGCAAGAACTTTAATACCAGAATAATTTCCAACTGGAGCAGTTTGAGCTGCACTACATCCAATCCAACCATTTAATGCTTGATCACGTTCCTGTAATTTATCAACTACAGTTTGAGATATCTGTTGTATATCTATCTTATTCATAATAAAAACTATTTAAAATTCAAAATTAACCATAACTATTCTATCTACAAAATAAAGTTTATATACGGTTAATATATAAACAAAAATAGGGAGCTATTATACTCCCTATTTTCAAAACAAATATTAATAAATACTACAAAGTAAATCCTAAACAAGCGTCTACACCATCACCAGATAAAGCAACTTTAGTTGCAATAACCATGTGTGTACGTTTATTAGTAGTCATTCCAGTGCTAACCCATGTGGTTACAGGATCATTAACTTCAAACGACATCACATCATATGTACCAGTTTTATCAACTTCAGCACGTACATTATTACGTGGATATGCGCTAATAAATGGAGCTTTGTCATTGTATTGAGCATAAACTTCAAGATTAGCTAATACATATGGATTCCCAATTCCAATATAAGCAGCAGTTGAATTAGTTACAGTTGCAGTTACAAAAGACTCATTCAACAAAATTCCAAAATTAGTTAAAGAATAAGTATCAACCATTGGATCAAAAGTAGCATTAGTCTGTCCTACAAATTTTAATCCAAAGTTTGCAATAGAAGCAGCAGGAATGACTTCAACATCATGAGTTGCAGCAGCATAAGTTCCAGATGCAACAGTAATTGGTCTATCAACTGTAATCACAGCAGCAGCAGTACTAATTCCACTAACAGCAGTTACTTTATAAACTGTGCTAGTTAAAGCAGTTCCAGCACCTACACCACCAATACGTAAATAATCTCCTACAGCAGTTTCCGTTGATGTAGCATATTGACCAGCATCAGCAGCAGCTCCAGAGCTTTCTGCAATAGAAATAGATTTACTTCCATTAACTACAGTTGCATCTGCTAAGAAGTCATTGCTTGTTACAACAGCAGCACTGTTAATACGATCTACTACTACAAATTTAAACGGTTGACGTTTCATATTTGCATCTAACGATTGAATTAACCCTAAAGTTAATTCAGCCTGACTTGCAGTAGATGGATGGTATGTAGCTGGAACTAAAAATGGATATGAATTATAAAATCCAGCAGTATTTTTCCATTCTACATGCATTACGAAATCTTCATTAGCAGTTGCATCAAATGAACCACTAGTTCCATTATATCCTAAATAGGATATTTGTTGCACCGGAGCATCATAAGATTTACCAGTAAGATTCTTAATTAGAGTAGGATTAAACCAATCTGAATAGATGATTTGTCCACTTGCTAATTTTTGTGCAATTCTGTATTTTGCATTACTTGCCATAATTGTACTGGTTTGCACAGTGCCAGCTTCATTAACGATAGCAATTGATCCAGCAGCCATTGCTGCTAAAGTATCAGTGCTTCTTGCTACGTTACCTACATATAAATAGGTTGCATTTCCTTCAAACATGTTTATTTATTTTAAATTTAACAATATATATTATTTATTTTATAATCCAGTGGTATGAATTCTGTAAGTTACATGTACAGTTAAAGTACCAGCAGCAGTTCCAGGGTTTGTAAATGCAGTGCCAGATAAATTAATTGAACTTCCAACTGGAAGACTTGTTTCTGTAGCAATACATCCAAGCTTATATACTTTATCTCCAGTTGCTTTAATACAGTTTGTATCTGTAATTGCAGTAGAACAATCTACTGTTCCAACTCTAAATGTCATATCATCACTACCTCCAGTATAAGCAGCAGCAGAATAATTATAAATTAATACAGCAGATACAAATTCTAATGCATAACTTGAACTTGGAGCAGCAACAACAATGGCCCCAGCAGTATGGCCAATATCTCCAGCATCAGTCCCTACTATTTCAGTTGCTGTCAATGTAACTTCAGCACTCTTTTCCCATACATTGGTAGAAATTTGCACACCCCCATCTAAAAATTTTAATCCATCAACCGTTACTCCACTTCCAGATGTTACTTCTGAAATTGTATCTACAGTTAATGTATCATCAGTATTTGATAATGCATTTAATTTATCAACGACAGGATTAAATAGTTTTCCTTTAATTATAGCATAATCAGAATCCTGATTTCTATACATCGTTTTTGGTTTCTGTAAATCACTCATATTTTTAAAATATTAAATTATTTATTTTGTTTTTCTTCTATTGATTGAATTTGATATCCAACTTGTTCTTGTTTAGCAGCTAATATTAATTTAACTGCTCCTTTAACTATATTATAATGTACACTCTCATGCAATTCACAGTTTTGATTAACGCTTATTCCTAGTGGTGTTTTTACATAATCTATACTCAATTTAGTCAATGTTACACTTGGAGTTAATATAATGTGTATTCCCAATCCATCCAATCGTAAAAATTTATCAATTCTTGGTTGTCTGAATGGATTATCTCTACTTACATTGTATTCGTCATATGATATTGGTTTAACAAAAACATCTGAATTAGCCCTCTCATTTAACACATATAATACACCATCTGGTAATGTTACAACATATGAACTTGGATAAAATGTACTTGATGCAATGTCTCCCCCAGTTATAGTTGAAGTTAATAATAAACCACCTAATTTTTTCTTATTTTTTTCATTCTTATCAATACCTTCATCATATATTTCTTGTACATAATCTCTTTCTGATCTTGATAAAAAATAGAATATTTCTTTAGATTCAAGTTTATGTTTAACTTCATAATCTGGATCACGCTGTCTCAATTCAATTTCAACAGCTTCTTGCATCTCAATAGCATTCATTATCCGTTAGCTTTTTTATTAATTTGACCTAATAAAAACTTGTATTCTTTTATAAATATATCTACAGCAATTTTTACTATATCAATATGTGTAGATAATGCTAATTCTGAATCATTTGAACCATCAATTCCAGTTGGATATGCTAAATATACAATATTAAATGTTGCTGAGTTTATAGTAGCTCCAACAGCATCATACATTGTTTTATCTATATAGAATACAAATCCATTTGTTCCTTCAAGAACTATTGGTACGTATTTATATACTGGTTCATTATTGATAGTCCTTATTTTCTTCTGCAAATTATAATGATTGATTAAATCAAGTTCATATACTTTTAAAGAAGAACCTTTATCATTGGTAACAAAACTTGAGTGAGCTATTGTGCCAGACATAAACATCCAGTAATCACTTGCGCTAAATACAGCAGAATATCCACCATCTGTTAATAATGTATGTGTTCCTGTTGTAGTAGTTCTTTTTATAATATTCCTTAATACATCTGAGCGTTTTCTAATTGCATTAACATTATCTTGAATAGAATCTCCATTTAAGAAATTTACTTCAATATAATCTTTTTGTGCTCTTGATAATATAGAATATACTAAATCTGTGTTAATTGTTATATCAAATTCTAAATCAGGATTTGTAGTTCTTATTAGTTCTTCAAAGAAGACCAACATCTCTCTTCCAGTCATTATTCTGTTTTATTTAATTGTGATTGACTAACCTGAGCTTTTTGTGGAGTTACAATCGAAATTGCAGTATCTACAGTTGCTCTTACTATTTCATGATATACATCTATATTAAAATCATCTAATGTAGTTCCATCTGCTACTGAAGTTAAATCTGTAGGAAGTTTAATATACATTATTTGACATCCACTAGTTGTTTGTATCGTAGTTTCAGTTGCATCATAGTAAAAAATCCTTAATAATTTATTTCCTGAAGAATCAGATATAAAATTAAATTTTGGACTATGTACTACAGGACCTGTATTTCTTAATGAGTCACTAAATCTCATTGCAGCTTTAATTGATACTTGTTCTGCTACATTATATACTCCATTAGTATTTTTTACTCTTACTTCATATATATGTAAATAATCTGCTGGTAGTTGAACCAAATATTCATTTACATTGCCAGTTTGATTGAGATCCAAATCAGTTAGTATAAGTAAACTTAATAAATCATCAATACGTTTTTGAGTGTCTGGAAATTTAGTATGATAGATATCATTACCCTGAAATCTTTGATTTATGAGTTTATATTGCTCTATATCAAGCAATTTCCTAATTTCATCATCTTCAAATCCAGGTAATCCGAGGCTCCCTATTTCATAAAGAACCTCGAATTCTGAAACTAAATCAACTATTGTCATTGTTTTTTATTAAATTCTTCTATACGAGCAACTAATTTAAAATATTCATCATCATCTTCATTCTTCCAATTATGAATAGTTTTTGTAATTTCATTAAATGTAAACGTGGCTTCATCACCAACAAATACATATGTATCAACATCTGTCTTTTTAATTATACCAGCATTAATAGCTTGTAGTACAGTTTTCTTAATTGGAAATGTTTTATCTTCTACAATTGATAAAAGTTTATTTCTTGCATTTTTATCTTCAGAAATAGTATTTAATTCTTTCATTAATACATTCTTAGGATCTTCATTACTAATAGTTTTATTTGAACTTATAGATCCATAATAAATTTTTAGTAAATCCCTCATATCTGGAGTAGTAGCAGCATATTTACCCATAAGCATACCAAACTCAATTTTAGAATCAAATTCAACTTCTGCTTCTTTACCAATTTGTGATTCATCAACTAATGCCCATCTATAAGTATTTTTCTTCTTACGATCATCCCATGATGGAGCTACTTTATCTGAATTTGCCCTAATTATTCTCAATCTTAAATTATCTGTTGGATTAGACATATCAAATGATTCACCATCTTTTAATAATTGTCTGTCCATTGTTATTTTAACAAGCATACTTTCAAATAAATTACCAGGTTTAAATGGATTTAAATTTGCACCAAGTTCATTTTCAAAATATAATCTTTCTTCTTCATCCTTAAATACATTTACCAAATCTCCTCTTGAAGTACGTGGTAAGCTAAAAAATGTAGAACATTGATCATGTTGAAAGAATGCTATATGTTCTGGAGCGGTAATTCCCATTAATCCTACTCTGGGAGATGGTTTAACTACTATTTTTTTATTCTCTAAATATCCACGTTTAACTGCTTCTTCTTTTGTAATTAATTCTTTTACCATAAATCTTTTTATTTTTTCTGTTGTTAGTAAATAAAGGATAGTTGAGAGGTCAATCCCAACTATCCTAATAAATTTATTATCTCAAGGCGTTTGGTAACAAACGACCAGTTTTCTTAATATTACGGATACGAATTCCACCCCAGAATGCTTTACCTAAAGTATAACCATCTACAAGAGACGATGTAATTCCAGGAGTATCTCCAAGTCCAGCAGGACTATAAGGATCACGTAATCCAGGAACAACTTTATAAACTTCAGGAGAACCTTTTAAGGAAACTCTTTCAATATTTGCAGAACCATTAGTTGTACCAAAGTCCCAAATATCATATGAGTAAGAACTAGCTAATCCATCTTTCCAAGTAATGGTATTGATAATCGGATCATCTTTCATTGGGTCAATCATAACATGGAATTTAATTCCATTTACAAAAGTATAAGTAGTAATTTGAACTTCGTTTAATTCTTTACCGCCACCTTGGAAATTATGATCTGAACGCAACCATGTGTAAGAAGAAGCTTTTTCAGAAGCTGCTTTATGGAACTCAAATGCTCCACGTTCACCAGTAGACAATACAAACTCACGTTTATCTTCAGCAATACGTCCAATAGATAAATCTAATGCAAATGTTGAAAGCATATCTAAACTGAATGTGTTGAAGAATAACAAGTTACTTGCTTCCATTTGTTCATATAATCCAAATCCAGAACGTATAGTGTTACCAGATTCTCCTTTATGCACAAATGTACCATCAGCCATTTTGTTAGATTTTCCATACATATAAAGACGAGCTTTATCACGTCTAAATTGTACAAAGAAATCCCATTCTTGCTTATTAATCCATTTGGTTTGAACTGATTTTCCATCAGTTGCTTGCATACCCATAACAGGGTTTTTTGCACCCATTAAACTTCCGGTAACTTCATAATTCTTACGAATCATAGAAAGAATATTCTCAAGTTCAAAATGCGATGCATGGTGAATTGTGTTTCCACGATGAGAAAACTCCTGTTCTGTTTGTGCAAATAATTCTTTGAAACGAATGCCAGCAGCCAATTCATCAATTGGAGCAAAGGCATCTGGATCATTACCAAACAACTGTACTTTACACCTGTATAATGTACCATCCTGAACCGGATCTTCCATAACCCTATATTGCAATCCTTCAGGATTATCACCACAGATATTTGAAGTAGCAGCAAAATAATTTTCACTAAACCACAAATAGAATGGAGTAAAGTTTAATCCAGCTTGATCAGTTCCACTAACCTGACTACCAGAAGTGGTCAATGCAGCTTTTACCAATGGAATATTACGCTCATCTGCACCCATTAGTTTCCATCTGAAAGGAACATCTTCGTCTACTTCAACTACAGGAATCTTATTAATAAAAGATACCAGGTTATCGTCTCCATAGTTAAGTTCATAGACCTTCTCAATTTTTTCATCAATATATTGATAGGTCTTGTTTCCAAGCCATGCCATATGGCTTTCTCTTGTTAAACCAGACCAATATTTTGGATCAATGATCTGGAGTTTTGAATGTTGAATATTACTCATTTTTATCTAAATTTAATATTTTTATAATGACTCAAAAAGATCAACTTCTTTTGACTCTTTATCAGTAAAGCTTCTATTCATAGACTTCATTACATCTCTACCTTTATTGTCATTAAGAAATTCTGCTAATCTTGTAGTGCTTTTTGTTTCTGCTTTTTTAATGAACTTGTCTAATGGTTTGTTATCAAAGAATCCTATTGAATCTAAATAAGCAACTTTTGCATCAAATGAAATAGGATTTTCTGCTCTTTTTGCCCATACATGATTAGTAACTACACCATTTTCAAGTTTAACTGGATCTAATAATGCTTTTTGAATTTTCTCTTTAATTTGTTTAGAAACTTTTTCTCCTGCAAAATATTCATCAGTTTTATCTATATATGATTTATAATCATTAACCATTTTTTCCTGAGCTTTTTGAGCATCTATTTTGGCTTGTTCAGCCCTTTGTTTAATAGATTGTTTTTCTTCAGTAACATAAGCATTAAGGTTTGTTAATGCTTCATCTACTTCATCAAGATCAGATCCTTCATCAACTGATTTTTCAATGTATTTCTGAATTTTATCTTCAGACCATTTAGTAGTTAACCTATAATGTAGTGTTAATAAATTTTTTCTTGCATCAATATTATCATCTGATTTTAAATCTAAATCTTTAATTGATTTTTGATAATTATCAAGTTGATTAATACCTACAGCTTCTTCTTTAGTAGCTCCACCTTGAATCATATTAAGATATTCCTTATATCCTTCATCATAAGTGGATTTAATTTCTTCATTAATAGCACTAGCTTGTGATTCAAACATCTTCATTATTGCAGCATCTTCACCTTGCTCTTGTGCTATCTTTGAAATTTCTTCTTCATCAAAAGATGAAAGAACTCCCCTCTCCATCAAATCTTGACCTAGTGCAACAGAAAAAACAGATTTTAAAGACTCATCTTTTTTATTCTTAATTTCATCAGGAGAAAGGGAGTTTTCATCAGATTCTTTTGTAATGTCTTTATTTTCTTTATCTGGTTTTTCATCCAGGTCAAAAATAGTATCGTTAAATAAGTTTAACTTTTCAGCTTTTTCATCAGTCTTTTGTTCTGTACTTGCCCCAACTATTTGCGTAGGATCAAATACAAAATCTTCTTTTTCTTGTTCACTCATTGTTTTTATCTGTTTTTAGGTTTAACAAAAATATATAATATTCAAATTCTCATCAAGATAATAGGTTTGTTTGTATATTCCGCCATAACTATTTCTTAACATTTTGTTTAGATCTCTGTATAGATTCCATCATTTGATTATGTCTTTTATCTTCATTAAGTTTGTTCTCAGCTAATTTTAAGTCTGATTTAATTTTATCTTCCTGAATTCTTAATTTTTCAAGTTCTACAGAGTTGTCTTGTCCAGATTGTTTAATTAACTCAATCTGTTGTGCATTATTTAATTCCATCTCCTTCAATAATCTTTCATGCTCCATCCTGGCTGCTTCAATTTTTTCTGCTGATGCAATTTGTGCTTGTTGTGCTTCCATTTGTCTTTTTTCAGTCTGATCAGCCCTTTGAGCTTTATCATCATCATATTGTTCAAGTTTGCGCTGTAATGTTGCTGGGTCTTTAGTTTTATACACCATAGCTACTTCAGCAAGAGTAGAGCCATTTTGTAATATATATGGAGCTAATCCTTTAATGTCATTCATCATATTTGTAACATCAGAAGAAGTTGTAGTTGCTACACCGTACACACCTTGTTTAAATGATTCTCCATCAAAATCCAATACTGTTTTTGTTCCATCATCTAAAACAAATGAACGTTTTTCTTTTTTATCTTTCCAAGCAACTTTAGCCGTTTCTACTATTGTTCTCAAGCATCTTAACCTAAAATTATCATGTAGTCCATAATATTTCTCAGTATTATTGCTTGATTGCATTACAGAACGCTCAACTCCACCAACAGTTTCTCTATTTGATATAGAACCTTTACGCTGTGGACTTACTCCAGAAATATCTGCAATACGTTGTTCTAAAAATTCAAGCATTTGGATATTCATAAGAATTAAATTATGATCTCCAATTTGCATACTTCCAGGATTATGTCCTAATGCTCCACCTAGTTTACCAGTAGCAGCTCCTTCTTGTCCTTCATTAAATGGATCTTCTACATATATACCAAATTGTTGCATATAGTACATAACTTTATCAACTGACCATTTATCGGGCTTAGTTGCTAAATTAAATCTTGCTATATGTCCTTGATATTTCATTATATCTTGTTGTAATCTATACATAAAAAAGTTATACAAAAGCTGATATGGTTTCATATAACTCATTAGTGATTTAGATTTTGCGGAATTTGTATTTAAAATATTACCTACTATACCAGGATGGCATATAGATGGATTATCTGGATCTCTGAATTGAATTGGTCTTGGACCATATTTTACATATATATCATTACCAATCTTAGTTCCTTCATTCCATTCTGATATATACTCCCATTTAATTTTTTCTCCATTTTCTGCATCTGCTTTATATTGTTCAGATACATATTTTTTTTGCATTGTTCCATCAACGTCTTTATATTCAAGAATACCAATTTTACGTTGACCCTTCCACAATACTCTGGTTACACGTACGTTACCCTGCTCATCATAATTCCTGTTATGAGTAACTAATAGTTTATCAGTTCCTAAATAAGAATTACCATCAGCTCCCATCATCTCAAGAGTTTTATTAATATCCCAAGTTTCACTTCTTAATTGACCATCGGGAAATAAACTGCTTGATGATGTTCTTGACATATAAATTTCTTCAAGATAATCTCTATTAGGTTTTGACAAATAATCATGATAACCATCAATTACCTGTCCAATTGGCAGAAATCTTGAAATAACAATCCAATCTGAATCTTCTATTCTATAACTGTCTCCAGATCTAAATGTATATACGTTTAATGGATTTAATCTTTCAAATACTAATTCACCACCAAGAATATCTATAGATGCAATTTCTTCACCTTGTATAAGTAAGTCTTCAAAATTTTTACTCCAATGTTCTCGTATTTCAGTTGTATTTAAGAAGTATTGGATAATCTGATTAGACATCCTTTCATACTGATCCTGATAAGTATATTTTTTCCATTTATCAAGATTCATTATTTCTTTCTTGGCTTGTTCTTCAGTTAATTGTTCTGAAAATAATTGCTCTTTTAGTAATTCTCTGAATTTATCAGAAATAATATCTTGGTCTGTATTTATAGAATCAGAATTAACTACATATGCTATTGGATTAAATAAACGTTTACGTTCTTCTCCAAATAACAAATTAAGGTTACTGTTAGCTATTGGATAATTCTTATATGTATCTGGAAATTTACCAGACAGATTAAATGGATTAATGGCAATCTCAATCTCTCTTGGATCTACTTCATCATTAAATAATCTAACATTAGATATTTTTTCTTCTCTACTTGCTCTTAATCCAGATTCTCTCCTATAATTAACAAGAGAGACACCTGTCTCTATATTTTTTTTATACCATTCAGCATTCTTTTGTGAATCACTAATCGCCTGTTTTGGGAAAAACGGAGACTGTAGATCAACCATTGGACCTTCCATAATAAAATAAATTTAAAAAACAAAATTATAGGTTAAAATTCATTAACACAAATTAATTTCATATACATAATTATTATCCAACCCAATGCTTGCTAAAAAATTCATCATCTGCTGCTGTGTTAATTCTTTTTTTAATTGATGTTACAAATCTTCTTTTATCTTCAAATGCTATCAATAGCATAATTAATGCAGAAATTCTATCAAAGTTTCCACCTGGTTTGAAACTCATAAATTCCTTTAATAATGCAGGAGATTTTATTGTTTGTAAAATTGTTAATTGAGATCCTTCAGATTGATTTTCAACTCTCTCCTGAAGCCATTGAACAG